CCCGCCAGCCGCCGACCACCCGCCACGCAACCGGCCGCTCCACCTCGTTCACTCGGCCGCCCCGTCGCCGCGTCGGACAGCACCCGGCACCCGATACACCGTCTCCCCGGCCTGGGGCCGTTCCGGAAGGTCGTCCCGCACCGTCTTGCGGAGAATCCACTTCGGCCTCCGCACGAACGTCACCCCCTCGATCGCGTCCGGCCCTTTCACCGGCCCCACAAGCCGATCGTGCTCGTCGCGGATGCCGACCCGGACCCGCCATCGCCAATGCCCACGCCGGGGATGCTGATACCGCAGCCCTCGCCCGGGACGCTTCTGGTGCGGCTCAGCGTCGTCCAGGGCGTCCGCGCCGGGCGGCCGGTAGTTCAACACCCGAACCCGGTGAAAGGCCCCCTGCTTCGCCTCAGGGGAGCGGGCTAGGGCCCGCCGGTGGGCGCGACTGCCCGGCTTGCCGCGCACACTCGGCATAGCGGGCGGCAGGCTCCAATCCTCCCAGCAGAGCAACGCCGCATAATTCCACAGCACACCAGCGGCGCCCGAATCGACAGCCATCGGCACGGGGATGGGCCGCCACGAATACACCGGTTCCCCTGACAGGTAACGCTGCACTGTCGGCCTGGCCAGGATCAGAAAAGCTACCGAATGATCCACGGCCAGGTCGTCGTCGGCGGCGAGGAGCGCGCCCAGCAGCAGCGTGTCCTCCCGGACCAGACCGTTTCCTGCCGCGTACGCCTCGACCGTGTCGTCATCACCGGCCACCACCGACAGCGGCACCCCATCGTGGAACACCATCACATACCGGTCGGGCAGGCGAATGTCCTGCCAGCGCATCGGCGGGGGAGGCGTACCCGTCACCACGTCCAACGCGACAGGGGCCGGGATGAAGAACGGGGTGGCCAGGTAACCGTAGGCGGCGCCGATCGCGTCCGAGACGCGCGCCAGACCGTCATCATAATTCCGATGTTCGAAGTCGAACGGCTTCATGACGTCCCTCGACATCATGGTCCAGCGGATGGAACCGGCGTCAGCCGGAACGTACCCGGACACCCGGTCGGGGACCTTGCGCCATCGGTCGGTGGCCGTCTCGAACCGCTCGTCCGCAGCCTTCTTGGCGGCGAACATGGTCATCACGAACGAGATCAGATCGAGAGCGCCCTCAAGGTCCTTAAGGGCGTCGGGGACAACGTGGACGGGGACGGCGTCCTCGGGGAAATCATCCGGGTCGATCCCCAGCTTCCTCAGATGCGCACCAGCTCCCGAATCTTCGACCACGCGCTTGAAAGCGCGCGGCAGCATGCCCGAATCCTGAAGCCCGACCTTCTGATCTACATGTTCGCCGAACAGGAACCGCATGTCGGAGTCGGTCAAATTGATGGGGGTCCGGCCCGTTGGCGTCATGGCGTCTTTCCTCCTGGTGGTGTCGCTCCCACGCAACCCTACATCCATTTAGCGTAAAAGGTTGAGGGGGGGCGGCCAGTCGGCCGCCCCCCCTCTGTTCGAGTCAGACTTCCTGCGTATCCACGGTGAACACGGTCGCCGACGGCCGGAACAAACGATGGATGGGCCCGTACAGGTTGATGACCTCTTCCGGGCGGTGCGGGGATCCCGCTTCACCCAGTTGGTTGGGGACCAGCACCAGGTACCAGCCGTCCTTGTTGGTGCGCGCCAGCTCGTCCATCGGGCCGTCCACGTCCGGGTAGTGCGCGGCGGCGAACCACTGCATCCCGTCACGGTCCTGCCAGACGTCGCCGACCTCCGGCATGCCGTCAGCGGGCACCTTCCGGACGATCATGACGTTCTCGTCGTTGCGGTTGACATACACGAGCGCGCCTCGGTGCGGATCGGCGAAGACGAAGAACTCCGCACTGCCGTCGGGCTGGGATCCCTCCTCCAAGACGGTGACGTTCTTGAACGTGACGTCCAGCACTTCGCCCTTGAGATACTTCGGATTGTCCATGGATCCTCCTGGTTGGTCGCTCTTTGCCGACCCTGTCAGCATACAGTCATTTAGCGCCATGTGCAATGGTGGTCATCGGGTGGACCGCCTGGCGTTCATGCGGTCTTTGATCTGCTGCTGAGTCGGGGGCGTGTAGCGGTGCCAGCCTGCGGCCGTGGTCCAGCGCTGGCCGTGGTCTCGCTGTTCAAGGCCGCAGTGGGTACAGCCGGACGGGGCGGGGTTCGCCATGTCTCACTCCTTGTTCGTCGTTCCGTCGGTGGCTTCAGAATGCAGACAGGACCCGGGTGTAGCACCCGGGTCCTGTGTCCTGCTACTTCTTGCCCTTGTTCTTGTCCGACTCCGGCACCCTCAGGGCCTTGCCCATGTCCTTGATGGCCTGACGTCCCCGCTCGGCCTGCTTGGCGGCCTCCGCCTTTTCGTCCTTCATGCTGTGCTCCTGATGTTGTCGCTCTGCCAACACTTAAAGCATACAGGCATTTAGCGTCAGGCTCAAGGGGCTTCAGAAGCAAGATCCCTAGGGGTTCACGATCAGATCCCGCCCACGGCCATACCAGCCGCAGTTGCAGAACACCCCCTCCCGGGGATGATCGGGACACCCGTCGCTGTACCGCTTCACGGCGGCCAGCAGTGACGGATGCGCCGTCTCCACCAGGGCGACGCTGCCCGTGGCCGCCGGATGCCCATTCCACGTCTTCACTACCGGCCGCCCGCGACCGGTCAGCCATTCGGCCAGCTCCTCCAACTCGCCCAGCCGCAACGGGTTGGCGGGCCGCCCGCCGGGTCCCGACTCCCGGAGTCGGTCCGGAACGTTGAGCACCACGACCGGGTGGCCGTCCCAGCCGCGCGGGACGAAGTACAGGATCCGGTCAGGCTCGGCGTCCACCAGGACGCCGTGGTGGGAGATGAGCGCCCCGTCGGGCTGCTCCGTCTCATACAGCCAGCGCAGGCCGATCTCCAGGGCTGCGCTATGGGGATGGTCGTTCATGATCTCCTCCGGGGCGTCGTCGCTCTGTCGATCCACAAGCATACAGTCATTTAGCGCATACGAAAAGGGGGTTGGCGGCATCCACCAAACTTCCCGCCAACCAATCACGCGCCACACGCGTCTCACTCGTTGTTACGTTCCAACACCTCAAAAACTGGAGCAGCGTTGCTCAAGCAACTCCTCGCCGCCACCGTCCTCGCCGGATCCGCCCTGGCCGTCGGCGTCACCCCTGCCCTCGCGCAGACCGCGCCCACCATCCAGGCCGACGACCACCGGGACCACGACTGGCGAGGCCACGGCCGCGACCACCACCGGCCGTTCCTGCGCTGGATCACCGCCGCCACGCCGCTCGTCCAGCAGCCCACCTGCCACACCCCCGGCAAGATCGCAGCCCCGTCGGTCCGAGGCGTCCAGTACACCCTCAAGAGCCACTGGCGGCCCATGACCATGACCCCCGGCACCTGGTACGCCAAGGCGCCCGGCCACTACCAGGTGGAGGCCACCGCCGAACGCGGCTACCTCCTCCAGGGCCAGCGCTCCTGGACCATCGACCTGCGCCCCCCCCGCTGGTGCCACCACCGCTAACCCGTAACGCACAAAGCGCCCGCCCCGGGGAAGGGCGGGCGCTTTCGCGTGCAGATCTAGTTGCGGATGACGGTAGCCCTACGAGTCTCCACCGCGATAGACCGCGCCGACCTCGACGGCGAACCGATCCTCTTCTCCGCCTCCGGCGCCGCGCCGGGCCCCAACAGCAGCGCCAACGCCTTACTGATGTCGCCGCCAGCCTCCCGGGACCGGTCAACCCCATCCACGATCACCTGAAGGCCGCCGATACCCCACTGCTTCCGGACCCGCGCATACCCCAGACGCAGGACGCGGGTATCGGTTTCGACGCCGATCACCCAGCGCCCGTTCTCGTCCTCCCCGACCTCAACGGGCAGCTTCCCCGTCCGGGTCATCGCCTGGTAGGCCGCCTGGACGATAGACGGCGCATCCTCGATCGGCCGCGCGGGCGGCATCGGCTCGATCACCGGCGGCTTCTCTTCCCCGGCGACGACAGGGGCAGGATCCTGCCCGCTGTCCTCCTCCTTGAAGATCCTCACCAGGTCCTCAAAGCCCTGCGCCAGCGGCTGGGGAACCCCGCCGATGGCGAGCGTCGAACCCTTCCGCCGAACCTTCCCGTTGGCTTTGATGTCGAAGTCAACGGTTACCCGTACACGGTCGCTTTCGGTGGTCATCCGCCACGTACGGACGTCGAGCCGCTCGATGCGACCGTCATGACCGGTGGCCTCCTTCAGTCTGGCCACCAAGTCTGAGATGACCTTCGGCACGAACGTCTCTGCGGGATTTTCCATACACTGCCTCCTGGGGGCTGGGTCGCTCTTCCACCACCACTGTACGGCCGTTTAGCGTGAGCTGGCAGGAAAAAAGGGGCGACCGACTGGCCACCCCTCCCTTTCGGCGCTACGACCAGCCGGACGTCTTCACTGTCGGTGGTCAGGCGATGCGCTGGATGTCGGCGAAGACGACGGTCCCGGCGGCGTCACGGTCGAAGGTGCGCTCCCCAGAGTGGTGGACGAAGCGGTACGTCCCCGGCGGAACGTCCACGACGTTGTCACTCCAGCCCAGTTTCGCAGGGTCGCCGCCACGGCTCTTCCAATGCTCGAAGTCCGCGATGGAGTAGGCCCACAGGTCCGTGCAGATAGCCGCCAGCCGGTCGCTGTCCGGCAGCGACGGGTTCTCGTCCTCGTCATATTCCGGACTGGCGATGACGTACTCGTCCGGCCCTACGCGGTACAGGCCGGGGCAGGAGTTGCCCACTGGCCCGTACGCGCAGCCGACGGCGGCCATCGCCTCGATCGCCTGCGCCTGACCCAGGGTCGAGTTGTAACCGGCGAACGTGCGCTCGTCCCAGTCGTAGAAGGGGCGAAGGTCGTCAGTTACGATGATCTTCCCGGACGGCACGTCCAGCGTGATCGTCGTAGTGATGCCCTCCGGATAAGGGCACGGGTCCTGCGCATAGACGGCATCCGCGTCGATCCGGAGAGCCGGGCGCTGGTCGCAGACGGCGCAGTCACGCGCGTCCATAACGATCATCGGCGCCCCTTCGCCGGGCAACCGGAGCACGTCCACATCGCCCGTGTGGGAGATCAGGTGCCCGTTGGGGTTCAAAGGCAGTGTGTCGATCATCGGTCCTCCTGGTGGTGTCGCTCCATGCCAGACTACAGTCATTTAGCGCCACAGACAAGGGGGGGCGCTCCTGCTCGCCGACGTCGCCGCACATGCGCTCCAAACAAACAACGCCCGGAGGCTAAGCTCTCCGGGCGTTGTTTGCGTTTCCTGGTCGAACCTTACGACGGCGTGGTAAACGCGCCGACGACGAACGACTCAGGTCGGTCAACTACGAGGCCCAAGCGCTCCTCACATCTGCTCTCTGTTACCTCCCGCATCTGAGTGCGGGCGGCCAGGTCATTTCTGCCTGGCTCTACGTCTTTTCCATCGACGTAGGTCGGACTGTATCTTCAACTCCAGATCCACCCCGGCTATACCGGCCCGGACGGACCTCTTGAAGTTGCCGCACGCACAAGTCTCTACGGACGCCCCGGTACGGGTTGCCTCGGTATTCCCCACGATTTTGGAGGGGTTCACCGATACAGTGCGGTTTTCACTGACACGTCACCGTGTCAGGCACCCAGATTGAGTGTGATGGCGTTGCGCTCGAACATGTCTCGGTTCTCAGTGCTGCATGTCTGTTACCTCTCGCCACAACAAGGACGAGTGGCCGGGTCGTTTCCGCCCGGCTCTGCACCTTTTCCATCGATGCAGTTCGGACTGTATCTTCGGCTCCAGTCCCGTCCGGCTTACACTGGCCGGGCCGGTCCTATCGGAGTCGCCTCGCGCACAAGTCTCTACGGAGTCCCCAGTGCGGGTTCCCTCGGTATTCCCCAGAAGTGGTCTCTATGCAGTTAGCGGCGGGGTTCACCGATACAGCGAGGTTTTCACTGACACGTCACCGTGTCAGGCGGCCAGCTCATATTCGACCGCGATGTTGATCTGTTCCCTGTCATACAGTTTGGCGCCGTACCCGAAGGCGCCCAGGAGGTATTGGCCTTCGTTCATGGCCGGGGTGGCGACGACATCCAGCCGCCACATGCGCTGCTCTGCCCCGATCGCGATGTTCATGACGAGGCGGTAGTGGCCGTCCTCGGTCATTTCGAGTTCGAGGTCTTCCCAGTCGAGCGGGTGGATGACGACGCCGGACGGGTTGAAGTAGGCGAGGGTCGCCTTGGTGATGGCCCGCCGGATTTGCGCGGTGAGCGGGTCGGCGCTGGATCCGGTGTAGGTCTGAATGCCGGGCGTGTTGATGATTCCGGTCAGATTGTCGCCGACGCCGTCGCCGTACAAAATCTGTTCGTCTTCGACCATCTTGATGCCGTCGACCAGTTCACGGTCGATAAGTCCGCGCATTCTCGGCTCGTCCGCCAGCGTCTGCTTGTGGACGTACATGATGTGGGCGATGGTGGCGAGCGGGTACGTGACCGGGGTGAGTGCGAGGTCGGACTTGGGCTTCAGTCCGTAGACGTCGGTCGGGCCTCCGGTCGCAGGTGAGACGCCGTCTGCAGCGGTGCGTTCGGGGACGACCGCCGCGTTGTTCGTGTAGCCGGTCTGGCGGATTCCGTAAAGGACGTTCGCGGTCGTGGTTTCCGCCGGGAATAGGTCGCGGACGCGGCCGGGGCGGAGCATTCGGGTGGTCCACCCGAGGTCTTGGGGGTGGCCCAGGGCGTTGATGTTCGGAATGGTTCCGGCCATCGAGCTGTAAATGTCTTTGCCTTCGAGGCGGCCGTCGAATGATGCGACGGCGCCGACCTGGCGGAACCGGGATGCCTTCATTTCCTCCCACTCGTCGGAGTGGAGGAAGCGTTCGGACAGGGACTTGGTGGCCATCATTCCGGCGGCCTGCTGTGCCTGTTCGGTGGCGGCGGCGGGTGCGTCTCCGGCGGGCTGGTTGAGGAAGTCGAAGGTGCCGCCTGCCTTCTCTTCCAGCGTGATCATCCGCTGGATCTGTTCGGCTTCGGTGATGGCCTTCTCGTAGGCGGTGGCCTGTTCGGTGGAGATGGTGACGTTGCCGTCTTCGATCTTCCACGAGGTGGCGATGTCTTCGATCTGGGTGGCTTTGGCCTGAAGGGCGGAGTTCAGCTCCTTCAGGCGGGACTTGTCTACCGTGGGCATGGATGCTCCAGGCGAACGGCGGCACGTCTCACGCTCGGGGGGGTTCACGTGGCGTTTCCGCTAACCACGGGGTGGTGGCTGCCGTTCGCCCGGTCAGCACCGGGACGACACGATCATGAGGACCGTAGACCAGGACAGATGCTAAGGTCGCGGGCTGCGTCGATGAATTTTCAAGATTTCGTGCACGCGCACCTGTACGTAGCGTTACTCGGACACTACTGTGTGACCTCAGCGCACGACTCAAGGGCGGCGGCCGGGACAATGGGCCGTCGCAAGGGACACGGCGACGTGTCCCCGTGACGGCCAGACCCGGGGCGATCGTCGGGAGTCGGGGGCCGCGCTGCGAACCGTCATACTCCGGGGGGAGATCCGCCAAGGGGGTGCGGATGGCGGCGTGCAGGGCGGCCCCTCGCGCCTTTCTGCCGGGTCCGTGCACCGGCGGAGCATGCCCAGGTCGCCGGAGGGCACGTTCGGGGATTGCCTGCGCCACATCCCCCCGAGGGTGTTGTAGGCAATCCCCGTGAAGGGGCTCACAGGCGGCGTGCGGAAGCCTCCGCCAGCGCCCGGTAGCCGCGCGCCAGAAGTGTCGGGTCGATCGTCTTGGTGTCCGGCCGGGCTGATGGGGCGGTGGAGTCGGATGCCACGATCGGCTCAGAGGGGGCGTCGTCCAGTTCGTCGTCGGCCTGCTTCGGCCGGGCGTCGATCTCCAGTCCGGCCGCCTTCAAAACCGCCACCAACGACTCCACCGCGCCGAGCAGGCGGCGTTCGTTGGCCGCCGACAGGACACGGCCCGCCTTGGTCTGCGGCGCGTGTGTCAGCCAGGCTTTCACGCCGGAGGTGACGTCCTCGATCTGGGAGGGGAAGGGCAGCATCTTCTCGCCCGTCTCCTCCTGTCCGTCCACCGACACCAGCAGTTCGACCGGTTCCGGTTCGGCCAGGGCGATCGTCTCCGACGTCGTCTCGCCGCCGACGCTGTAGGGCACCTCGAACGCCTTGGCCGCGCCGTCCTCGGCGTAGACGTTCAGTACGGCGTGGTCCGGCCAGGTGCCCATCACCTCTATGTGCACCGCGTTGGCGAAGGTCTTGGCCGCCTCCTGCCGGATCTGCTCGCGCAGCTCTTCGTAGGTGCCGGGCAGGTGCGGGAACAGGGTGGACTCGATCGTCTCCGCCTGGTCGTCCTTCTTGCCCGCGTGGGAGGTGGCTTTGAGCTTCTCCCATTCGGCGACCGCCTTGGCGGCCTTCGCCTGGGTGTCGGGGTTGACGCCGTCGCCGCCGCGCGCCCACTTCTTCACCGTGGCGATGGCGATGGGGATGGCCCGGTCCAGCGGGGTGCCGCGCTTCTCGTGGATGGAGCGGGCGATCTCCCGGATGTAGGCGGGTAGTTCGCCTGCCTTTTCGACCCAGTTCTGCTTGGGGGAGCGGTTCAGGCTGGCACTGGAACCCTTCCCCTCGGTGCTGCCGTCACCGTCGTTGTCGGCGTCACCGTCGGCTTCCTGGTCTTCTTCTCCCGGTTCCGCCGCCTCATCCTCTTCGGCGTCTTGGTCGGCTTCTTCCTCATCCGCCTCATCCGGGTCTGCGTCGTCGTCGGGCTGCTCCGGTACGGCCGCCTCGTCCAGCAGTTCGTCGTCGGGCACTGCTTCCGCTTCGGCGTCCAACTCCGTCAATTCCTCGACGTCCAGCGTCTTGACCGCCAGCGTGGACGACATGCTGTTCGCGCCGAAAAGCACCGGCGAGTATTCGAAAAGGTCAATCTCCTTGATGCGGCGTACGCCGTCCTTGCCCCGGGTGGACTTGCCCGCCGGGACGCGGTAGCCCACCGACCATTCGCACTCCGGGCCGAAGAACTTCACGTTCTGGTAGGCGTCGGAACCTTCCTTGGTGGCGAGGTTGTACTGCGTCTTGACGTAGAGGGCCCCGGCGCCCTGCGGCCACGCCTGACCGTCCTTCGTCTGAGCAGGTAGACGTGAATCGCCCGGCATCCACTCTTCGATGACCAGCGTCTTACTGGCCCATCGATGCCAATCGTGGTGAAAGATCCCCTTGGGGGTGCGCGTCTTCAGCGTCTTGGCGTAGGCGCCCGGCTCAATGATGTCGTCGTCATGGTCGCGGACCCCGGTGACGGACACGATCGCCTCGACCACGCCGGTGGCGTCGTCGGTGTCCAGCAGGCCGACATCGGGTGCGGTCGCCGCAGCCTTGCGCTCCAGCCCGCCCCGTCGTTGTTCTTCCGTGGCAGTGGACACGGTTTGCCCCTCCTCGCACGTACGCGGGGGTGGGCGCGCGTGTCTCGGGGCAACGTAAGGGCCGCGACCCGTTTAGGTCGCGCCCTCCCGCCACGTGGAAGGGCGCGACAGTGGTGGTTAGACGCCGGGGTTCTCAGCGTCCAGCCCCTCCAGCCCGGCTACCCGCTCCTCCAGCGCGGTGAAGTCCACGGCGGGGTGGGCGGCCTTGATGTCGGCGATGTCCTGTCGGATGCCCGCCAGGGCCGCGTCGATGCGGCCTACGAAGGCGTCGAGGTCTTCCTGCTGCGTCATGATGATGGTCACCTTTCTGTCGATCTCCGTCAGAGTGCACTGTGCCCTGAACAGGAGATACCGGAGGTTCCGCCAGGCCCTGCGGATGAGGTTGCGCATCAGGCGGCTCTCTTCCTGGCGCGGTCTACATGGTCACCAGGATGACCCGGAGGGTTCGTTAGGGTCGCGGCCATGACGAAAGCCCGCCAGCCGGACGGCGTGGCGGGCTTTTTGTGGGGATGGTCAGTGTTGGGCGAGCCAGTGGGCAACGTCCTGCTTCAGCTCCAGCGGAGCCGCCTGCCAGGACGGCAGTTTGAGCAGGTTGATCAGGAAGTCGCGCTGCTCGGCCTCTGGGGCAGAGGACAGGCCCACGCCGTCCAGGAGGCTGGCCGTGGTGGTGGCCAGGCGCAGGATGCCGTCGTCGTAGGCCCAGACGTTCCAGGTGCTCTTGACGGCGTCGGCGACATCGGGTTCGGCCAGGACGTCGCCGGGCGGCGACCAGGTGGGAAGGGTGGTGGGTGCCGGGACCGCCATGTAAGTGCGGGCGATCATGATGTTGTCGGCGTATTCGCGGATCTCTGCTTCGACGGCGCCGGTGGCGTCGGGCAGGACCTTGCCGGTGGCGTCGGTGAAGGTGATTTCGGATCGGTCTCCACCGGCGGGGGTGCGCTCGTTCATTCTGGGGCTCTCGGCTTTCGTGTGCTGGGTTCGGTGGCTGCGTTGCAGGTGGTGGCCGACAACGTGGTCTCCTGGGATAGACGGGTCACCCACTCAGTATACAGTCATTTAGCGCCACGATGCAAGGGTGGTTTGAGGACCCGTCACAACATCTCCACCCGGATGTCGCCGTCAGCATCGAAGATCACGAACTCCTCCTCGTGCAGACACCCGAACCCGGTCCGCGCCGTACCCAGCACCAGCTCTACCGGGAATGACGCCTTCAACATCACCTTGTGCTCGCCGCCGGACGCGAAACCCTTCGACGTCATGCGGTTGGTGGACCAGGAGTTGACTGGTTGCAGATGAACCGGCCGGTCACCCGCCGTCTTGGCCCACTCCGGCGTCGGCGCCCACTCCGGCGTCGGCGTCGGCTTCCCGTAGCTGGCAGAGGGGAAGAACTTCATGCCGCGATACACCGACACATGCGTGATCCCCGCCGCCTTGAACTCCTCCTGCGTGTGCTCGTACATTACCCGCGCCACCCGCTGGTACCACGGCCCCGACGTCGGCCAACGCTCCGCCATCACCTTGTCGAAGTCCTCCTGGCTCATCCTCGGCGCCGACGGCGCGTTGAGTCCGAACTCCTGCTTGACCGCCTCCTGCATGACGACCGCGTTGGGACTACTGTCGCCGGAGGTTCCCGCCCACAAGCTGACCCGCTCGTTGATCTCATGGGCCAGGGACGCCTGTCGCGCATCGCTGGACAACGACTCGAACGCGCCCACGTCGGTGGCGTGGGCGCGAGAGGCGCGGAACTTCTCCCAGTCGGTCGGGTTGTTCAACCGGGCGGCCAGCTCGGCGTGGATGTTGGCCTCCGTCTGCGCGGCTACTCCGCCCTGGTTCTTGGCCAGAGGGTGCACATTCTTACCCGCCTGCTTCAGCCACTTGTCGGCAGTTGCGTTCTCGGCGGAGGTGAAGTCCGGCAACACCTTCGGCAGGCCGCCGAAGGCGCCCAGCTTGAAGTGCTCGTGCATCAGCGACGTCTCAAACGCCGCCGCCATCTGCGCGACCTCGGCTTCGCTATAGCCCTGATCGCGCAGCTTGTTCTTGTACAGCGTGACCTTCAGCCGGAACTTCTTCGCGTCCGCCTTCTCCAGCTTCCCGTTCTCCAGGGCGGCCGTCACCGACGCCACCTCGGCCTCAGCCTTGGCCTTGGCGGCGGCCTGCTCGGCAGCGAACTTTTCAGCCGCCTCCTTGGCCTTCTTCTTCGCCTCCTGGTCCTTCTTGAAGTCGGCGTATCCGAGCTGGGCGCGGCTGAAAGCCGCAATCACCGCGTCACGCGGCAGGGCGGCCGTCGCGAACAGGTCCTCCGGCAGCAGCGCGTCAGTGGTGTCGTCGGCTTCGACGTCCTGCATGTTGGCCAGGAACCGATCTTCGACCACCTTGCTGTACTTCTTGCGCAGTGCGGTGTTGAAGTCGGTCGTCGTCCCCATGGCCGCGTCGAGGATCTTGGCCCGTTCGGGGAACAAGTCGGAAAAGCGCACCTTGTCGCCACTGGGCGACAGCGCGCCCAGCCCGCCCTCCCGGCGGTCCTTCATCCACAGCCGCACCGACTCTGCGAAGTCCTCACGGGGGTCCACTGATCCGTACTCAGTGACGCCGTTCGTGCCCAGCGAGATCGGCTTGACGTAGTTGTAGACGGCGCTGGGGTTCAGGCCCGACGTCTCCTTGAACGTCTTGGCGAAGCGGCCAGCAACGAGCTGGTCACGTTGCTGCGCTTCGTTCCAGGAGATCTCCTGGCCGTAGACGACCGGGCCGTCTGCCTGCGAAAGCCACTGATCGACGCCGAAGCCTTGGGAATCGACGGTGTGGCCGAACTCGTGCGCCAAAGTGGTCGGCTTCGGATCCTGCCCGGCCCAGATCGTGGTGCCGCCGAAGGCGCCGGTGGCTTCACTGTGGAAGCCCGGCATGTTGTACTTGGCGGCCCAGTAGGAGTCGGCCGGGTTGGCGCCCTGCAACAGTGCCAGGCCGCGCTGCAACGCGGCCTTGTCCTTGGGGGCGAAGTTCAGGACCGACTCCAGCATGGCCGCCGTCGCGTCGCCGCGCGCCTTCGCCGCGCCCGCCGTCTCTCCCGGCTTCAGCTCCACCAGGTAGGAGCGGCTCTTGTAGCGCCAGGCGATGCCGTTGGTGACGGTGTAACCCTCGATCGTCAGGTCAGTGACGGGGATGGGTTCGGTGTTGGCGCCGGTGAGTCCGAGCTGGTCGAACCATGGCACGGTGGACGGCACCCCGCCGGGGCCCTGTTGGGTCGCGGCGGCCGGGATGTCGGGGTCGGCCTTCTTCTCCCCGTCGGCTGCGATCAGGGCGTCCTTGAGCACCTGAACGGCTTCGTCGTCGTCGTACAGCGCCGACGGCTCGTCCCCGACATGCTTGGTCTTGTCGTCCACCTTCAACGCGTCGTCAAGGCCGCCGCCGGTGTCGTGGAACTTGTACAGCGGCGTACCCGGGCCGACGAACCTGATCTCGGTGTCGCCGTTGGCGTTGGTCATCGTGAACTTGTGGACGCCGTACCACGGCACCGCTTCGGTCACGGTGCGGATGTCGGCCTTGCCGCCCTTGCCCGGCAGGGCGATCACGTCGCCGCCCTTGACCGTTTCCACGCCGATCGGAGACGCCTTGTCGGAGGTGGGGATCGCCGACGCCTTGAAGCCGCGAAGTTGCGCCACCACCGAGTCGAGCCATTCGGCGCCCTTTCTCAGGGAATTCGCCTTCGCCTTCGGCGTGGAGGAGGACTGGGCGCGGGCCCGCACTACGGCCGCCAGCGCCTCCGCCTGACTGGCGGTCAACGGCTGTTTGGCGCGCAACGCGGCGGCGCCCTCGCGGGCGTTGACGCCGTAGTTGAGCGCCGGATCGTCAATCGCCAGGTCATTGATCGCATTGCGCTGGGAGGCGGCCATGTCCACCTTGGCCGCAGGGACGCCACCCGGCCCATCGACGATGGGCGACGGCGGCGACGGCTCCAGCGGGACCCTCGCCGGGGCAGGTTTCGCCGGAGGTTTCGCCGCCTGCGGCTGCGGCTGTGGCTTTGGCTGCGGTTTGCCGTCGAACGCCACATGCTGCCGCTGGACTAGCCGATCACGCCGCTCCCCGGCCACCCGGACGCGAATGCGACCGGTCGCGGCATCGACGCCCTGGAATGTGCCGCGCGCACCGCCCAGTAGCCGGACCGGGTCACCGGTCTCCACGAACCGGCCATGCCGGTCGCGCGGATGCTGGGCGGGCCGCCACTGGGGTCGCCGCACCTTGAAGGTGACCGGGCCGCTGCTCCATGTCTGCGACTGCGGCAACGCCTCGTAGACGGCGTCGCCGACCCCCCACCGTGACAACCCGATCTCCTAGTCGTATGGGGGGAAGAGTCCCGGCGTGCCGGGGGGCCGAATCGCCGGGAATCTTCGATTGCGAGGGGTTGAGAGTGTCAGGAGGTAGTGAAGGCGGACGTCTTGGTCGCGGTGCCGCCGGTCGTGGTGACGGCCACGCTGTAGGTCCCGGCGGTCTTCGCCGGAGACACCGCCGTGATCGTCGTGGGGTTGACGACGACGACGGACGTGGCGGCGGTGCCGCCCACGGCCACCGTGGCGCCGGGCGCGAAATACGTGCCGGTGACAGTGAAGGCGGTTCCGCCCGCCGCCGCACCGGCGGCCGGGGCCACCGTGGAGATGGTCGGCGTCGCGAACGCGGCGTCCCAGTCCTTCTGCTTGATGATCTGCCCGGCCCGGAACTTGAGCTGCTTCTTGACGGTCGGGTAATTGACGTGGTCGTAGGCGCTGTCCTCATACACGTTGACCAGCACCTTGACGCGCGGCTCCGCTTCAGCCTGCGACTCCAGCACGCCGCCACCCGGAACCTTCGCCAGCGGCGTACCCGCAGCGTTCACCAAGGTCATGGGAATACCCCCTCGATACGTAGTCGTGGGGGTGGTATCGGCGGCCATCATGCAGGCCGTGCGCGGTTAGCGTCGCGGGCTAACGCGGATACCCCACATGGCGAGGATTCGGGCGACGTCTGCCGGAAGGTCGGCGTCGGAGGTCGCCCGCAGGCAGGCTTCGGCCACCCGCATCCGGTCCCCGACCGAGGGGTTGTGATCGTGCAGTGCGCGGGCGATTCGGCGCGACAGCTCGGGACTGATCATGCTTCCACCACCACCGCCGACCGGTTCAGTACGATCAAGAAGTCGCCCTTGCCAGCGCCCTTGGCAAGGATTGCGTCGTAGCCGTTCATGGCGGCGAACCTGCCGAAATCGGAGGTCAGGATGCCCAGTTGCCTGCCTGGCTTCTGCTCGTCCAACGGCAGCTTGGCCACCGCCGTCATCGCCTCATTCAGGTGGTCGAAAGTCGCCTTCATCAGCTCTTCATGCCCGATCACTTTGGCGTTGGGACGCAACGCCATCCTAATGATCGTTTTGCCGTATTTGTCGGCGTCCTTCAGGTTCGTCGAGGAGTAGGTGCCATTGCCGAACACGCCGAGCCCAGCGAAGTAGTCGCCCGTCTTGAACTGCTCGGCATACTGTTCGGCGTCATCCCCACTCAGTCCTCGAAACAGCTCCGTCCCGCCATTCTTGACCACCTCATCGACGTCGCCGAGTTCCGGGAGGGCGTCGAATCCCTGCTTGCGGTAGATCTCTTTGAGCCCGTCGTCTCGATCTTTGGCTGCGTCAATGCTGGTGAGTGCGGCAATCGCCGGAGCCAAGTCTTCATCCTTCCAGTCGTTCATGCTCATACGCGGCGCGGCCCTATACCCACCAGCCGAGCCGCTGCCGCTAGAGAATCGTCCGCGTCCATCCCGTCGCCGCCCGGCACCATCACGCCAGCCGCGTCCATGCGTGGACTGATCGTGACGGCCCGGAAGATGCTTCAGCACCAGGCGCAGCGTCACCTCTGACGACTGCCGGATCAGGATCAGCTTCACCCCGCCAACACCTCCCGCTCGGCCCGGGTCGTCCGGATTCGGGCCCCGGCCGGGGTAGCCACGAACTGGCCGGTGACGGTGGAGCGGTGGTTCAGCCAGCAGCGGCAGCCGTACACCTCGTTCGGCGGCCCATCCGGGTCGCCCGGGTGACGCAGCCACGCCTTGCCCACCGCGAACATCTCCCCGAGGGGACGCTGCTGCCCCTGGGCCTTGACGTGGGTGGGCCGTACGTGGGTGTCGCGGCGGGTGTTCCACATCGCCTTCACCGCCCGGCCGGGCTCCAGGTCGGCCCACGCCTGCGCGGTGACGGCGCGGGCGCCGTTGATGGTGGCGGTGGCCGCCTGCACGGCGATCTGGTCCGACCAGGTGGCCAGGGCGGCGCTGTAGTCGTGCACCGCCTGCCCGATCTGCTCGATGGAGTCGCCGTCGGCGTCACGCTGCCGCATCAGCGCGGCCACCTTTCCCGCCTGGTCGGCCGCCGCCGCGCTGAGTTTGGCGACGATGACGGCCACGACCGGGGCGACGGTGTCGGCGACCGGTGGCGCGTCCGGGGTGCCGAAGTCGGCCAGCAGGGCGGCGGCGGCGGCGATGGCGGCGGCTCCTACGATCGGGTGCGCCGTCTGGGCGGTCTCGTCCTGCCAGCGCTGCGGATCGACGGCCTGTTCGGCGTTGATCTCCTTGGTGCCGACGCGTAGATCCACGTCGTAGGCGGCGGTCCAGTGCCGGGTGCCCTTGCGCGTCTTGGGGGAGGACAGCCGGGCGGTGGTGCGGGCGGTCAGCCGGATCATGAGCGCGGTCAGGGCGGCCGACAGGGACGCTTCCAACTTGTCGAACATGGCGGGTGTCGGTGTGGAGTCGGCGTTGCGTTCGGCCGCCTTGGTCTCTGCGGCCGGGCGGATCAGCCGGATGACGGGCCGGGCCGTCGGTTCCGGTGTGGCTGGGACGGGCGGCAGGATCATCAGGTGCTTCTTGCGCGGCCCTGACGGCTCGCCTGCGGCCGGTTTCGGCCTGGCCGCGCCGTCCCCGCCCGAGGGCGTCGTTTCGGCGCCTGCGGCCGGTTCCTGCCCCGGCGGGGGCTGCTTCTGCGCCTGGGCGATCTCGATCTGTTGTTGCGCTTCCTCCTGGGCGGCCAGGCCGAAGGTTTTGGCGTCCTCTTCGGAGGTGGGGATTTCCTGCTTGGCCTGCGGCAGCCATAGGGAGCGGGTGTGCTCGTTGTCCACCGCGTCGTATCCGGCAGCCTCCCGGTATTCGTCGATGGAGATCAGTCCGGCTTCGAACTCTGTGCGGGCCTCCTCCCGGCGTAGCCGCTTGGCCCGCTGGAGGACGTCGATCTCTTCGGTGTCGAAGAAGCCTTCCAGGTCGTCGGAGGAGTCCTCATCCAGTCCGGTGATGATCAGCGACAGGTGGGGGGGCATCGTGATCGACCAGTAGTTGTATTCCTCCTGCTCGGCATTGTCCCAGGTTCGGCCGGAAGCATCGCCAATGACCGATTCGGGGACGCCGAACGCCGTCAAGATCTCTTTCTTGGCGATCGTCGCGGTCGTCTCGTGCGCCATGTCGCGCGGCTGGGCGGCCAGGTCCACGTAGGAAACCTCACCGGCGATGACGGTCAGCTTGCCCGCCTCGACGGCACCCTTGCCGAACCGGTCCTCAATGCGGTCCATGGACGTCTCGTCCATCTCGCCGTTGACGGCCAGAACGCCGCCAGGCCGGGCGTCGTTCTTCAAAAACGCCACGTTGTACAGGCGGGTGAAGAAGTCCAGCTCAACGCTCATTCCGGCGGCTTCGAGCGGGGACACGCCGGAGTAGGGGTCGAGCGGATGCGGGTCTCTGAACCATTTGACGTTCTCGGTCTCGATGCGGGTACGGGAGCCGTCGGCGCGCAGCACCTCATAGTGGGAGATGAGGTCCTGGCCGGTTCCGGGCACGGGCATGGTGCGGCCGGGCGGCAGCAGGTCCAGGCGGACGATGTCGCCGTTACGGGCCCGCGTCACCTCAACGAACGCACCACGCTTGCTCAGCAGTAGTTGCGCAGACAACCGCTTGCGGAACTGGCGGGCCGTCTCCATCGGGTTGGCCCGCCGGTTCATCACCCGATACAGCGGATGATCGTCAAGGACGTCCTCGCCCTGCTTCAGCCGGAACGGCAGCGACGATGCGTGCCCGGAGATCGACTCGACCGCCTTGAACACCCACACCACACGCTCGTACGCCTCACACACAGCCCGCTCTACCGGCCACGGCCGCGACCGATAGCCCTGGTAGAGCCCAGCCGACTGCAACGCGGCGTAGTAGTCGGCCAGCACCACTTTGGTTTCTGGTGCAGGTGAGGGCGAACGGCCGCGCCCCATGAGCCGCCGCATCGCCTGACGTACCTCCACCGGCCCTCCCCGCTTCGCGTGCCGGTGGGGACGGTACGTCTCAGATGTCATTAACGTCGCTGGCTACCCAGCGGCGGCCACCGCTTCGTCGCCGTCGTCATCCTTAGGCCGTTCGCAGCCCAGGGCGGCGCAGTTGTGCTTGTGGTGGGCGCGCTTCTTGCGCTGACCGATCGGCCCGCCCCGCAGGTGCTCGTTGCCGTCGGCCGCCTCACACAGTTCATCGGCCACGTCAGTCCAGGGCCGTCTGCATTGGGAACAGTAGACGTCGAGTATGTCGATGCGCAGGTCTCGCGGGTGACGGACGCAGTGGCGTAGGACGGCGCGGAGCGCCTGCCGGTCGTCCAGGGCGATGGTGGCCGCCCCTACCCACGTGTGCGTGCGGCTGTACTCCGGCATCGGCATATGGACCCTCCCCGATCTGGGTCAAAACGGGAGGCTTGTGAACAGCCCCCCGGGAATATGGCTTGGCGCCATCCGATCGCCCTCGGACGTCGATTTAGAGCCCCTCGGGGTAGGGCCGAAAAGATCACGTCCCGGCGGCTCCTCGACCGGCCGCCTGGGGGCGGGTCAGGCCCGACGGCAAGCCTTGGAAAATGCTGAGACGCGTGATGTTCATGCGATTCGAATCTACGGTAGTCCCGCAGGAAACCCCGTGCCAAGCGGGGTTCTACCGCGACGGCAAAGGTTTAGTCACGCGGCACCGGCGCCGCGCACCGCATGCTTGACGACGACACGTCACACCACCAACGTCGCCTTCTTCCGGACGGCCTTCAACAGCGGTTCGTAGATCGCCATGAGGAGCGCTTCGGCCCGGTCCGGCGACGTCAACCCGCGTTCCTTCAACTTCTTCTTCTGCTCAATCACGGTGAAACCGGACGGGTCGGTGGACATCGTCGGCGCCCGCAACTGAGCCAGAGTCCGGGCGTCCACCCGCAACCTGACCCGGCCCGCCTCATGCTCGGCATCCGGCTGCAACAGGCTGCGCATGGCCAGCCACAGCTCATCCCGCTTACGGCGCGGCATCAGGGTGGCGCCGTCGGGCTCCCGGTTCGTCGATTCCGCGACGTTCACCGGCACAATCACGGCGTCGTGCATCGGCGTCCCCTTCCCTTCCGGGGACCAGTCCAGCAGCGTGTTGTAGACGCCCCAGCCAACCCCGATAACGTCGATCTTGACGCGGATGCGGGCCTTGGTACCGATCGCCCGCCGTACCGCCTCCGCCCGCCGGATCTCCTGAAGAACACGCCCCGCCACGTCATTGGAGTTGCTGTTCGCCGGGCCGGAGGAGGCGTGCTGGATCGTCGCCAGGTCGCCGATCGACCGGGCGATGACGAACTCATCGCCTCCGCCCGCCGCGACGTCCACGCCGAGGCGGATCCAGTCGTTCTCCCGCACCCGCCACGCCTCAGTCTCATCCGGCAGGCCCAGCTCGTTCAGGACGAACGTGTGCTCGCCCGCCTCCGGCTCCTCCATCGCGGCGGCCTGGTCCACCCACATCGACGGCAGGACCCGGTTCGGGCCACCCTTCGGGAACCTGGCGTACACCTTGGCCTGGGCATAGTTGGAGTCTTCGCCGTGCTCGCCGATCGTTTCGGCGATCCACGACTTCTTCACCAGATGCCGGGTGACGCGATGGGTCAGCCCGCCGGTGCAGGTCCGGCAGATCGGCGCGTCCTCCCCGGACACCGACGGGGTGTCGAACGCGGAGATCGGGATCACCTTGGCCGCCGGGGAGCCGTCCGGGTTCGTCCGGGTGCACAACCCCTCGAACCAACTGGCTTCGTCGTCGGTGGGCGGGTTGCCGATGGCCAGCAGGTGGGATCCGGCCGTCGAGGTCATACCCCGGAAGTTGCGGCCGATCACCTCGGAGATACCGCCCGCCTCATCCACGATCAGCAGCAGCGAGGGGGCGTGGATACCCTGCACGGCCGCCTCATTCCAGGGGGCGGCGGACAGACCGTAGGCGGCCACGTAGGCGTTGTCCAACGACGTCGGGATCTTGAGCTGCGCCATGTCCACACTGCCGGGCAGCCCGGCGCGGGAATGCGCCATCCGCACCTCGGCCCACAGCAGCCGGACCACCTGCCGCCACGTCGGCGCCATCGTGATGACCTTGGCGGTGCCGGGCGCGTGCGTAAAGGCGAACCACAATGCGCAGCGGGAAGCTGACCAGGTTTTGCCCGAAGCGTAACAAGATGGTACGGCTACGGCATCATTGTCCGGAATGGCGGCGAGGATCTCACGCGGCTTGGACCACGTGGCCTCCTGCAACACGTCGGTGACGAACCCGACCGGATCATCCACCCACAGGCAATAGGGTGTGCCACCCTCCCGGGCGGCCACGGCCAGCACCTGAACCCAGTCGGCGGCGCTCAGCGTCTTCATGAAGCCGCGCCGGGCGGCCACCGGCGCGGCCACCAGATCGGCGAACAACCGGGCCGCCTCATTCGAACGGCCACGCACCCGCTCCCGGGCGGCGGTGACGACACTCACGACGTCGCGGCCACCGGGACCGTGTAGCAGTCCCGGCACAACCGTTCGGACGGCTCAGCCAGCATCAGGGCCCCGGCCAGGCCGCACACGGTGTCTCCGGAGCGGGTACGCCGGTGGGCGTAGGGGGCGCCGTCGCAGGTCCACCGCAGCGCCGGATGCATCACGGCGCCGTCAGCCAGTGCCCGGTTCAGTTCGCCACGGCGGCGGCGGGCGGCATCCAGGGAAGCGATCTCGGCCATGCAGAGCAGCGTGCATGGCCGGACTGGTTAGCGTCGCCCTGTGGCTATCGTACGGCTATCTGCCGTACGATAGCCACATGGCTCATGTACGGCTTACCGTCAATCTGCTCATCAAGGTCGCCGACACACTGAAGGCGCTCCACCACCGCCTGGGACTCAGCCAGACCGACATCGTCAACCGCGCCATCTCCTGCTACGACTTCATGGAGCAGGCGCGGTTGGAAGGCAGGGACATTCTGCTGCGGGACAAGGAGTCCGGCGAAATTGAACGGGTGACCTGGTTTTAAGCGGCCCGCCGACGCCGGGCGAACCCGCCGGGGCGCACTCCGGTCGCGGCGGCCTTCTCCTTAGCCTTGGCCCGCTGGGCTACCGTCAGTTCGATGACGACGGCAGCCCGCCGCCGTGTCCCGGTGTCGGCGATGGCGGCCAGTTCGGAGGCGATCCGGCCGGAGTAGTAGTCGGTCGGCCGCCACACGTCCACGTCGGCGCCGACCGCTTCCAGATGGGCGAGGACAAGTTTCTGCGCGGGAGTGAGGCGGCCCTTCTGCGCCTTCAACTCCCGGAACATGACGTGGGATCCGATGATGGTCCAGTCGGGCCAGCCAGGGCGCATCCCGCCCACCCCGTCTGTCGGGTGGAAGGAGAACGGCGCCAGAAAAAGGTCGTTGAGAAGGGCCCGGACCTTCAGGTCCAGACTCTTCTCGTTCATCTTCGCCGCACGGGACGTGAACGCGTCCACCAGTTTGGCCATGACGGTTACGCGGCTGCGGCGCGGCGGGCGCTGGGCGTGGCGCCGGTGCGGATCAGTGCGACCATCGCGGTGGACAGCGTGCCCAGGCGGGCCAGCTCCGCGTTGGAGTAGATACGGCCGACCGGCTTCTCCGCCTCCCGCCGACCGGTCATCTCCGCGTCGGTGAGCCGGTGCCACCGGACGCGCTTCTTCTCCCACCGGCCTTCGGCCAGTTCATGCAGCAGCGCGTCCCGCAACGGGCGGGCCACCTCGCCGTATTCGCTGCACCGCACATACTGCTGGTGGGCGGACTCGGCGACCTCGGCGGCGCGCTTCTCCGTCCACCGGGGCAGCGTGGTCCGGTCGGCGTTCATGATGGCGAAGTCGATGATCCGGCGCTCGTCCGCCCCCATCTTCCTGATGATCGCAATCGGCTTCCAGCCGTAGTTGAACTTCAGGTTCTGGATCGCCGTGCGCCGGTCGGCGCGCAGCTTGTCCATCGTCCGGTGCTTCGTCCACGCCGCACCGGACAGCGTGCCCAGCACGATGAAGCGGTGTACCGGATGCTCGATCGCCGCCGCGATCTCCGGAGCGATCTGCTTCGTCTCCGTCTGCGGGTCGAACGACCCGTAACGCTCCTCCAAAGCCTCGACGGCCGCGTTGCGCAGGGCCTCTATCTCCTCCTTGGAGGGAAGTTGCCGGGGCGGCAGCGTCGCTGCTGCGATGAACGCCTCGATCGGGTCTGCGGGCTCCTGCCCGGTTCCCGTGTCAGGCTCATCGCGAACATCGGTTGGCTCGATTACGTCGGTGTTCATTGGCCTCAGCCTCCGTTCTGGTCGTGGTCTCTCCTTCTAATTCAGTTACGAGTGTACAGGGATCTAGCGCGAGAGCAAGATTCCCGGGTGCCCAATTTTGTCCGATGTAACGCTCCGTCGCCGACCGATGTCCGCGTACAGGGATTTAGCGTCACAGACCGTGCAGGTTACGCGGCCCGGTACGGCTGAATCATGTGCCGGGACGCCGGACCATCGCCGACAGGACCGATCAGCACCGGCTTGACCGCCCCGTAGATCGACACCGACGCCACCGGGCTGCGCAGCCCGATCAGCGCGTTGAGCAGATATCCGAGATTAAGGCTCACCTCGACATCCTCGCCGTCCACGTCCGCCGCCACCGTGGAGGCGGAGCGGGCCAACGTCCCGACCGTGTTGCCGCCGGTCAGCCGGATACCCTTGCCGGACAGGGCCAGTCGCAACGTGGGCGGCGGGGCGTCCGCCCCGCCGCCGCCGAGTACCGTTCCCGCCTTCTTCAGCGCCCGCATCAGCGCGTCGGTCTCCACCGTCATCGCGGTCGCCGTACCTTCGGCCCGCATCGCCTCGAACGACATCTCGGCGTTGGCGAAGTAGTTCCGCCAATTCGGGAACTGGCCGTCGATCACGCGGACGGTGGAGACGCGACCCTCGCCCGACAGCGACACCATCGTCACCTTGTCCTGGTAGCCGCGCACGAACGCCACCCCCACCCGGCCGGTTGCCGAACCGGTGAAGTCGGCCAGCAGGCGCGGCGGCACGATCGCGCCGCACTCCACCGCCTTGGCAACCGGCTTCCACGACAGTTCCGTGGCCGCGATCTGGTAGCGGTTGGTGGCGGCCAGGCTCATTACCTCATTGGCCACCTCGACGAACACGCCGGTGTGCTCAACTTGGGCGCCCTTGCCCTTGCCGACGGCACCACCGACCTGTTTGAACGCCTGCTGAAGCAGCTCGGCGTCCACCCAGCCGACCGGCTCGCCCGCCTCCGGCAGTGACGGGTAGTCGTAGGCGGGCATGAGCGCCAGTTCCCAGGAGTCCTCACCGCAGGTGATGACGGCGGCCGTCTCCTCGGCGACTACTTCGACTTCGTCGCCGTCGGCCGCCTCACACACTTTGTGCAGCAGCGCGGCGGGCAGGAGACCGTCGCCACCCTCCAGGATGATCGCGGGGATGGTGGCGCGGGACGCCAGTTCGTAGTCGTTGGCGGCCAGACTCAGGACGCCCGTCTCGCCGTCGGCGTCGATGAGCAGACCAGCCATGATCGGCTGTACGCCGTGGCTGGTGTCTGCCGCGCGGGCGACCCAGGCGACCGCCTCGGCGAACCGGATCCGGTCAACGGTGAACTTCACGGGGATACCTCCGAACGGGGGTGTGGGGTGGTCGTGAACATCAGGCGGCCTCGTCGGCGGCGGGCTGCTCAGGGTTGGCGGCCTGCGCTGAGCGCTCCAGCGCATCAGCGATCATGGCGTCGATGCCGGGCAGTACCGGCACCGGACCCCAGCGCCTCGTCTGCTCAACCTTGTACTCGTCGGGCGCGTATTCGGTCATGGTTCCTCCCTTCTGCTGCAGTCATTGACATCGGGGTTATGCGGCCATCCGCAGGGTGGCGGCGGCCGGGTGGGGAGTGCAGGCGATGGACGTCAGTAGCGCCTCGATCTGCTCGGCGACCTGCTCCTTGACCAGGTCGGGGTCTTCGGGGCGGCCGTCGTCGTCGCGTCCCGCGTCGGCGCCGTCCTCCAGGGCGGTGAGCCATTCGCTCAGGTCGATCAGTTCCCGCCACATGCTCAGCCGGGTGTCGTCGGTTGCGTGGTTGTCGAGGATTCCGGCGAGAACCACCGCGTTGTCGGCCTCTTCGACGAACGGATCTTCCAGCAGTAGCTCTACGGCGGCACGCCGGGCCTGTGCGCGAACCTCATCGAATCCGATGGACTGCATGATTAACTCCTGTCCGCGCCGTGGTCGCTCTACCTGGCGCTTCATCACCATCAGTGTACATCCATTTAGCACTAGGGGGAAGGGGTGGGGTGCGGTTTCCACGCACCCCACCGTGGACCCCGGCCGGGCCTTAGGTCGCCCGCTCCTGCCAGAGCCGATCCTGTGCCGCGCACCGCATCCGGCCCGCCTCCCGCCACGTGATCGCTTCGGCGCCCGCCGCAATGGCCTCCAGGCGCTTCGACTCCACCACGTCGTAATGCCGCCGCAACTGAAGCGGATCGTCGGCCTTATGGAACCAGGACCGCCGCAGCCCAATCCGTTGCGCGAACTCGTGCAACTCCTCGTCGGAGGTGTCGGAGAACAGGTGCGACCAGCGGCCCCGACCCTTGCCTACGGTGGCCTGCTGCCGCCAGTCGTCTACGTAGACGGTCACGGTCACCCCCAGGACATGGCGCAGTCGCATTCGGCGCAGAACTGCATGCCGCGCACGAGCGCCACCAGGTTGGACCGGTCGTAGGCAGACAGGTGGTCACCCAGAAACTTCAAGATCGCCTCGAAGCGGGGGACCATCATCCGGCACTGTGAGGCGGAGAAGAAGCCGTGCACGTCCCCAGAGTCCAGCCACGGCATCAGCGGCGTACCGCTGCCCTCATCGCCCTGATACGGAGCGCGATTCTTCCACCACGCCTCCAGGTCCATGATCCCCTCGAACTCGGCGATTTGCTTCCGCAGGGCGGCGAAGCCGTGGTAATCCCACGAGGCGCCACCGGGCCGGTAGGACAGTCCCATACGATCACTTCCTTTCATGGGGTTAAGCGGCTGCTGCCATCTCTCTGGACGGTTCCAGGTCGGCCGCGATCAGGTCTTCCAGGCGCTTGCGCTCGGCCATCGCCTCATTCAGCTCCTCCTCGTAGTCGAACGTCTTCTTGAGTTCCGAATCGATCGCCTCAGCCCGCCGCTGCAACGTCTGGGCGTAGTCCAGCGCCGTAGCCGCCTCGCGCCCGGCCGTGTTGATGGCGTTGTCGATGTAGCGCAGCAGCGCCATCTCATAGCCCTTGCGCAGCAGTTTGATCTGGGGGTTGCCGATCGGCGTCCACTTCCAGGAGTTCTTGGAGGTCAGTGAGACGGTCAGGATCGGGGCGCCGCCGGACCAGGTGACGGAGAATTTGACCCGGACGCCGCGCCATGTGCCCGCCTCCTGCTCGCAGCGGTGGGCGCGGGCGAAGCGGCCCGCTTCTGCCAGCGCGGCGGCGGCCTCCTCCTCCACGTCGATTCTGGTGGAGTGCTTCTCGTAGACCCGGTCGTGTTCGGCGGCGGCGATGCCTTCCCAGGAGGAGGCGTAGGACTTGTGGGTGCGGGCCGCCTGTTGGTAGTGGTGCTGGTCGGCCTTCATGCGGGCCAGGTCCCGGTGGTGGGCGGCGTACAGGTTGCGCAGCCGGGCCACTTCAGCTTGGGCGCGGGCCAGATCCAGGACCAGTTCCTGTCCGGTCGCGGCGGCCTTGATCTGGGCGTAGTCGAGGGTGTCGTCGCTGATCAGGTCGTCCACCTGGCGTACGTCCAGCTCCCCGGACAGGATCTGGAAGATGAAATGGCTCTTCCGTTCCAGGTGCTGCCACATGTAGGAGTCGAAAGATCCTTCGGTCACGTACCGGAAGACCCACATGGTGTCGCAGAGGTTGCCGGGCCGGTCGCCACGGCCGTCTCTCTGCTCCACATCGGCCGGGCGCCAGGGGGCGTCCATGTGATGGATGGCGACCAGCCGGTCCTGGGCGTTGACGCCCGTGCCGCCCTTCTCCGTGGACACGAACAGGACCGCGATGTCGCCGTCACGGCACTGCTTGAACAGGAACGCCCGCTCCAGGTCGGTTTTGGCGGCGTGGATGAACTGGATCAGGTGGCGGGGTACGCCAAAGTGAACCAGCAGGTCACGTGTTTCGCCGTACACCTGCGGGTCGCCGTCACGCGGGGTACCCAGGTCGCAGAAGATGAACTGACAGGTTCCGGGTTTGCCGTCGCCCCACAGCAGACCCTTGGAGGAGTCCGGCCACGTCCAATCCTTCGTCTGGTGGTAGATGCGGGCGACGTTGGCCGCGACCACGTCCGGCTTGCCCGGCTCGGCGGAGTCGAGGCCGACCAGCGGCAGCCACAGGGCGGCCTTCCTGCCGTCGTTGCAGACCGACAGCATGTTGTCGTCCACCATGCGCTGCTTGGTCTCGGAGTAGCGCGGTAGCGGCTTTCCGAGGCGAATCTTGTCGGCCCGGCGTACCAGCTCTTCGATGAACGGCTTCAGCTCCGGCTGGCCCTGCACCTTGACGATCTCGCGGACGACCCGGCCCGGCCCGTCCAGTTTGAGCTGGTGACGGGTGCGCACATCCATCGTCTCGCCGAGCATCAGCCGCAGTTCGGGGACGTTGACGAACTTGGACGGGCGGCGGTGCATCCGGAATCCGGCACCGTCCGGCGTAACCTCGATCTTCGATTCGAAGGTGACGAACATGCCTGCGAACGCGTCGAAGCTGCACAGGTCCCACTCCTTCAGCCGTTCCACGGTGTTGGTGTAGCGCAGCAGCGTGTACGCCTCAGCCAACGTGTTGGAGATCGGCGTGCCGGTGAACCCGGCGAAGGCGCGGCCGTACGTGGTCAGCAGCCAGGAGATCTTCATGAAGGCGTCTTCGGCCCGCTTGGACGCGGGCATCGCGAAGCCTTCGGTACGGCAGGGAGAGAACAGGTTCTTGAAGTAGTGGAACTCGTCGATCATCAGGAAGTCGATGCCGAGAAGATCGAAGAACAGGCCGTCGTCGCGGCCCGGCCGCTTACGCGTGTGCCGCATCGCGGCGGCTTCTTCGTCCAGAACGAAGCACTCGCCCTCGAACACCTCCGGCTGCGGCTTGCCCCAGCTGGACAGGGCGGCGTGCCGCTGCTTCAGCTTCATGACCTGCTTGGCCAGCCGCTTGACGGTGCGCGAGTTGTCCAGGCCGTCAGCGGTCATCGCCTCTTCGATGGCGGCGATCTGGTCGGCGATGAAGTCCGCTTCGAGCGCCGGACTGACCGGGATGGAGGTGAACTGCTGAACCGTCATCACGATCATGTCCCAGTCGGCGGAGGCGACCTTGGCGGCGAAGTACTTGCGCCGCTTCGGGTTCAGGTCGGCCTTGGTGACCATGAGGATGCGGGCGCCCGGGTAGACGCGCCGGAATTCGGCCGCCGTCTGTTCCAGTAGGTGGTTGGGGACGACCGCGCACGGCTTGTTGATCAAACCGAGTCGTTTCATCGTCTGACCGATCATGATCATCATGGCGGTTTTTCCGCCACCCACCGCCGTCGCCACGATCGTCGTCGGTGACGCCGACGCCCGCGCCACCATCGCGTTCTGATGGTCATACGGCGTGAACCCGGCCGCCATGCCGGGATAGGTGAACATGGAGCCGTCGAACTTGCGCAACCGGACCGCGTTGTAGGCCCAGTTGTACAGGTGGCACAGCCGGTCGGAACGGTCCGGGTTCGTCCACACCCACGTGCCGAACGTCTCCTGAATCGCCTTCGTGCGCTCCTCGGCGAGCTGCGTCTCCGCCTGATTGCGGACCTTCTTCGTCTTCGTCTTGCCCGGCCGGTCCGGGTCGGGCACCTCCACCTCATCCCAGGCGACCGGCGCGCTCCCGTTCAACGCCTTCTCGATCAGATCGACGGCGTTGAACCGGGCGGTTCCCCACCTGGTTGTCGCGGTCACCTTGTGCCGTGCCGGGGGCGCCGACACCTCCCACGACGCCGTCAGCTTCTCGTGCCGGACCGTCACCTTCTCCGACTCGTCATTGGAGAAGCTGGTGGACAGTCCGAACAGGGCGACGATGAAGTCCTTGACCACGTCAGCGGGGACCCATGGTGCGCCGAGCCGGGCGGCGATGTCGGACGGGCCCAGATCCACCGGCTGAACCTGCGTCAGCGCGGCCACATTCGCCCACCACCGCTCCGGCTCCTCATCGTTGGCGACCATGTCCTCGGCGACCTGCAACTTCTCGCGGACGTTGCCGGACAGGTACTCTTCCGCCGGAACCCACCGGTCGTCAGCCGGGTCGCAGAAGGCGAGGCCGGTCAGGTGATTCGGCACCTCAGCCTCGGAGACGTCGAGGAGGCGGGCCAGCGTCGGCAGATCCAGGTAGCCGTGTTCGTCCCAGCACAACGCGACAGCCTCGGCCGGATTGTCGGCCCGCTGCTTACGCACCGGCCGCCGGTTGACGCGGCGCAGCAGAATGTCGGCGGGCTCCTCGGTCCGGTCCTCCTCACTCCACCGGCCCAATGCCAGCACCGTCGGATAGTCCGGGTCGCCCGGCCGGTCTCCGATGCCCCGGAAGCCGCCCAGGTTCGGGGTGCGCCGGTTGAAGGTCGGAAACCCGGTCTCCTCATCGACGGGCCCGGCGGTGAGCGTGGACCGGTTCAGCGGGCCGAACCGGTCCACATAGGAGCGGTAGAGCGTCGCCGTGTGCTCCCGCAGTGGCGTGATGTCGGCGTCCGGCTTGTCAAGGTCGGCGTCGGCGGTGAACAACTCGACGGCGGCGTCTCGCAGCAGGATCAGATGCTTCAGCTCATCGGACGGCTTGGAGACCGGCTCATGGTTGCCGTTGAGGACTTGCGTGACCGCGCCGTCCTCGCCCAGGTGGAACGAGCCTTCTTTGTCGTCGGTGGTGGTCACTTGGATGGTGTCGGTAAGCCGTTCGGCCGCCTGCCACACCTTCCCGCCCGCGTGGGCGTGCGCGACCAACTTGTTCACTGCGTTGGCCAGCAGCTCTACCGGGTCGGCTCCGGCGGGCGGGATGACGTCCAGGGTGGCGCCGTGCTGCTGCCCGCCGCGCGGGTGCATGGCGCCCAGCACCATTTCCGGATGGGCGCCCCAGTAGTCGTTGACGGTGGTGAGCAGGTGGTCATGCGTGCGTGCGTGCTTCCAAGCGCCCACCTCCACCCCGTCGTCGGCGTACGGGCGGCGCCGCAACACCACGATGTCGGCCACGCCCCGGAATCCGAGACTTGAGAACGCCCCCGACGGCAGACGGATCGCGCCGACGAACTCACCGAGCCGGGAGTAGAACGTGCGCGCCAACGGGTTTTCGGCGTCCATCGTGTAGCGGGAGGTGATGAGGATGGCCAGCCCGCCCGGGTGCAGCCCTTTCAGAGCTCTCCACAGGAAGTAGCTGTGCAGGGTGGGCGTGAATCCGGCTTCGTCGGCGGGCCAGGCGGCGTCATAGATCGGCACCTTGGCGAACGGGACGTTGCCGATGGCGGCGTCAAAGGCGCCGATCCGGAACGCGGTCCGTTCCAGCGGCTTGTTGATGATGGTCGCGCCGTGGTGCAGGCGGGCGGCGATCCCGGCGGAGGTGGGGTCGATCTCGACGCCGGTCCAGTCCACGTCCAGGCCGGGCGGGGTGGCGGCGATGAAGTTGCCCGACCCGCAGCCCGGCTCCAGTACCCGGCCGCCGGGGAACCCGAGCCGGATCAGCAGATCCCACATGGCCGCCGAGATCGCCGGGGTGGTGTAGAAGCTGGTGGCGGTGGCTTCCTTGGCCGCCGTCTCCTCCTGCGGCGATAGAAGCTCCGACAGCTCATCCACGACGTCTTTCCAGCCGCCGGTCAGCCGATGCCGCTTGTAGGGGTCTACGGCATCGGCCAGCGGCCCCCAGCCGGTCCAGCCGGACAGGTCGGCGCGTTCGTCAGCGGCCAGTACACGGCCGGGCGGGATGGTTTTGTGGGCGCGTAGTGCGGCCAGGCTTGCTTGGGCAAGGGCCAGCGGCCCCAGGGTGTCAGACAAGGGGGGACTCCTGTTCTGTCCCGGGGGTCGCTCAACCCTGGGACTACCCTCCGATTATACAGTCATTTAACGCTTGTCGGTAGGGGTTTGAATGGTGGGCTGAACCTCCTCCAGGCCCAGGCGGCGGGTGAAGATGCCGCGCGGCAAGAACCGGGCCTCATGAGCCTCGTACTCGCCGATCGCGAAGACGTACTCCCACGCCTTCGGATCCTTGCGAGATACCCACAGCCGGGCGCGGTCCTGGTTGGCCTCCGCCCGCTCCGGGTCCGCGTACGGGCCCAGTAGTTGCAGCGTCTTACCCCGATAGGTGGCGGTCACGTAGAAGCCGTGGGTGAGCGGTTCAGGCTGCGGCCACGGCCGCGAACCGGCCGGAACCTCCTCCGGGTCGGCCTTATACCAGGAGCAGTCGTAGCGGCCCTCCAGGCTTCCTGGGGCCGTCTCCGTCCACTCCGCCGGGGTTCGACCCAGCAGGGCGGTCAGGATCAGCCCACATTCGCCGCCGCCGCTTCCGCGTGCGCCGCTGTCTCGGATGCAGGTTCCGCACCAAGCGTCCATCCAGGCTTCGCCCTCGGTGCTGTTGGAGAAGGGCGAACCCTCGCGGGGTTCGCCCGGGATGCACGTCATGCCTCCTGCTTTCCGGCGATCCGGTTGAGGATGTCGGCCGACATCCAATCCGGCACGACACCGTTCGCGATGGCCGCCAGGCCAGCGAACTCGCGGGCCAGTTCCACGCGGTTCTTGTTCAGCGTGTCCCGGTATTCCACGTTGACATCTTCGTTCGTCTTGACGGCCTTGCGTAGCAACACCGCCGCTTCTTCCAGGTAGCTCATGTTTTGCTCCCTTTTCTGTGGTGGTCAGGCGGCGATCGGGATGACCGCCGCCGTGGGGAAGGAGAACCAGATCGTCGTCTGCTCCCCGGCGACGTCGATGCCGTAGGCGGGGGCGAGGGCGGCCATGAGGCTGAGTCCGCGCCCGTTCTCCGACTCGACGTCGGCGAAGCCGGTGTCGATCGCCTGCGGCTGCCAGGGCAGGCCGGTGTTGGTGAACGTCACCGTGACGTCGGCGCCGTGGTCGATGGCCACGGAGAAGCGGGCGCCAAGCCCGTGCCGTACGGCGTTCTGCGCCAGTTCGGACGCCAGGAGGCGGGCGTCTTCCATGTCGGGGTGTCCGGCAAAGTGGTCCGCGACGAATGCGCGGGCGGCGGGCACCATCGCGGCGGTGGCCGCGTACTCCTTGAACGTGTCCATGGTCGCTCCTCCTGGATCGTTCCTTCTGTCTATACAATAGATACCATCATTTAGCGTGTTCAACCATCTAGCGCGTGTCGAAATGGCGATGTCACCAAAAAGGAAGCCCCCTTCCCAGATTGGGGAAAGGGGCTTCCGTCGGCGGAAGGCTGTAGTCAGCGCGGCAATGCCCGCTGCCGGTTCTCCAGGCCGGTGCCGCCCAGGTTCGCCCGCGAACCCGCCGCCTCGCCGTCCTGCCATCCGGCGGCGCTCGACGACGGCGCCGTTTTGCGGCGCTTCAGGCCAGGATTGGCTTCCTTGAAAAATGCCTCCACCCGCTGCTCGCGACTGGCCAGGACGAGCGCTTTGCTGGTGCCAACCTCCGAATCCTCCGCTTCGTTGACTGCTTGCGCTTCTCGTGCCATGACCATCTGAACGGCCTTCCAGATGAACCCCTTGATCCATGAGTTGCGGTATGCGCGGCTGTTCTCCCCGTAGGGCGTCTTCAGCCGGTTCAGGGCTGAGGTGACCTGTAGTAGTAGCGACGTATAGAGCAGTTCAACTCGGTCGATGTCCGACTCGAACCCGTAGATGTGCGCGATCCGGTAGTGACGGCCGCTGGTCGTGAACATCACCTTGCATCGCATGGCGTCGGCCAGCCAGGAGAACAGCTCCATTCGGCGAGCCGCGTGTTGGCCGCCGTGCATCTCAATCCGCCGCATGGTCGGCTTGTCCTGCTTTGTCTCGGCTCCAAGCATGGCCTGGTCGATGCCGTATTTGGCGATCAGGGCGGCGGCGGCGCTGGTGAACGTGTCGCGCTCGTGCTCGTTGTCGGTCCGCTCCGCCTTGGCCAGTAGGTTGCGGATGCGCTCCAGGGTCTTGGTGGGGATGGTCATGCGGCTTCTCCTGTCAGGACGGAAAGGGTGTGGGCACCGACGCGGACGATATAGCCCGCTTCGGTCAGGGTGTGGTGCAGGTGGGCCGCGTCGTCCAGGGGGATCGAGGCCCAGGCGCGGCGTGGACCGCCGCCGTGGTGGCCGGTCACGGCGAGCTGGAAGTTGGTGAGGCCGTGCTGGATCAGGACGGTCAGCAGGGTCTGCTTCTCGCGCCGCAGTCGTGCGGCGTCGGTTTCGTGGTTGGCCACAGTGTCTTCTCCTGGTTCGGGGTCGCTCTCCCGTGGTGCTTCCACCACCCTAACACACGCGCTAAATGGTTGTATAGAGACAGGGGAAGATAGGACAGTCATTTAACATCATCGACGAAAACCCTTGCGCCCCACACTGGGGCGCGGTACCTTCGGATCAGCACCTCACCGAGATGCAGGCACCGGATACTTCACATCATTTGGGATACAAAAGTCCCGGCGCCGTCTTGATTCGGGAGGGGCCCACACAAGCGCATAGCGTGTCCGAGATGCAGGTATCGGTTACTTCATCCTTCGAAATGATGACACTTAGGTTCGACTCCTGACTCCGGCCCAGGCCGGAGGCCGATGGCGGCAGTCTGTTACCGGCACCGACTTGATTCGGACACGACCCTCATACGCAGATGGCCCTTCACCTCCACCGGTGAAGGGCCATCTGCGTATCCGCACGCCAAACGGGCGTATGAGCGACACGCCCCAACGAAAGGAGTCCCCCATGGCCAAGTTCAACCGCAAGCCCACCGCTACGGACGCCGCCCAGGCCGCCGGAATCCCACTACCCGACCTCTCTACCGCCGACGTCGCCGTCCCCCAGGCGGTCGGCCACGAAGGCGCACCCGGCTTCCTGCGCACCCCCGAGGGCGAACTTTTCATGCTCGGCGTCGTCAACATGGTCGGGGAGGACACCTTCTACGAGAAGGCCGCCGCCCGCGACAACCGGTTCGCTGAGCTGGTCCGCACCGTGGCCGTCACCAACCCCGAATGGCTGATGCAGTTCATCGGCTGGCTGCGCAACAGCGCCAACATGCGGAGCGCGTCCGGCGTCGCCGCCGTCGAAATGGTCATGGCCCGCAAGGAAGCGAAGCTGCCCGGCTACGGCCGCCAGGCGGTCGCGCACGCGTGCGCCCGCGCCGACGAGCCCGGCGAGATCCTGGCCTACTGGCTGAACCGCTACGCCCCACAGGGCGGCAAGGCGGCCAAGTCCATGCCCGCCGCACTCCGGCGCGGCCTGGCCGACGCCGTGGCGAAGCTGTACAACGAGCGCAACCTGATCAAGTACGACTCCGACAAGGCCACCGTCCGGTTCGGTGACGTCGTGGAACTGGTACGCCCGACCACGTTCCGGCCGGAGATGCGCGGCACCGCGCAGGGCGAACTGCTGGAGTTCGCGATCGACGTCCGGCACAACCGCGACAACGGCATCCCCGCGTCGCTGACCGTGCTGCGCAACCGGGCGGAGATTCTGGCCGTTCCGCAGGAGGCACGAGCCCTGTACCTGGTCTCTCCGGAGCGGTACGGCGAACTGAAGGCGGCCGGGTTCACCTGGGAGCAGTTGGCCGGATGGCTACATGGCCCGATGGACGCCCTGGCATGGCAGACCATCCTGCCGTCGATGGGCTACATGGCCCGATTGCGGAACTTGCGCAACTTCGACAAGGCGGGCGTGCCTGACGACGTGGCCGCCGGTGTGGCCGCCTACCTGGCAGACCCGGACAAGGTGGCCAAGAGTCGCCAGTTCCCCTACCGGTTCCTGTCCGCGTACCTGGCCACCGACACCGAGCGGTGGCGTGACGCGTTGGAGAAGGCGCTACAGGCGTCCGTGGCCAACATTCCGGCCCTGCCCGGCCGCACACTCGTCCTGGTGGACACCTCCGGCTCCATGGAGGGGATGGGCCTCTCCGCCCGGTCGAAGATCAAGCCGGTGATGGCGGGCGCTCTGTTCGGCGTCGCACTGGCCGCCAAGGGCGACGGGGTGGACCTGTACGGGTTCGCCGACGGCTACCGGCCGTTCCGGCACGACGTCCGTACCGGCGCCTCCGTGCTGCGGCACACGCAGGCGTTCTGCGACAGGATCGGCCAGGACGGGCACGGTACGGCTATCGCTGAGTCGGTCCGCAAGACGTACCAGGGTCACGACCGGGTCGTCATCGTCACCGATATGCAGACGTTCGCCTCCGACCACTGGGGCACCGGCGACGTCTCCTCGCAGGTCCCGGCGGAGATCCCGATGTACGCCTTCAACCTGGGCGGCTACAAGGTGACCGGCATCGACACGTCGCAGCCGAACCGGTACGAACTGGGCGGCCTGACGGACGCCACGTTCAAGATCTTGGGCGCGTTGGAGAACGGGGTAGACGGTCTGATGGCGATCGACGGGACACCGGCGGCGCTGACGCCGTAACCTGGAACGGTTGTGCTAGCAACCAGCTGGGGCTTGCCCCGGCAAGTGAAACGCCCCGGCCCTGGGGAGGGTCCGGGGCGTTTTCACGTCTCTGTCAACTGCCGTCGAGGTCGTAGACGAACGTGTTGCAGTACTCGTCAAGGGTCGAGTTCTCCCGTACGCGGTCGAACACTGAAAAGGCACGATTGAATGCGGCCCGGTCGCCGTTCTGACGGGCCTCCGCCATGTCGCGGCGGGCATTGATCATCCGAGTGGTGTTGTTGCTTCGACTGGGCTGCGATCTGGCCATGGCGATTCTCCTTTGCCTGTGTCGCTCATCAGGTACAACACCAGCCTAGGCTACGCTAAATGGGTGTGCAAGAGCATGGTGGAAGGAGGAAACGGGAAACACCGGCGGACGACAAGACGCCCGACCGCTCGCGGGCAGCCGGGCGTCAGGGAAGGGTTACAGATCGGCATAGGTGGCTATCTGATAGGCCAGGTAGCCGACCGCAGGTCGAACTCCTGCTCGCCGATCTCGTTCACGGCGCCACCTCCAGCGGGCCGACGGCCGCCCATACCCGGCACAGCGGGATGTCGCATTCGCTCCAGTCCTTGCGGGACAAAATCGGCTGGGTGTCGGGGTCGGCGTGGAAGCCGCCTGCGTATTGCCACAGGTCGCCGTGGCAGTCACGGAGATCGCGGCGGAGGTCCCAGACGATGCGACCGGTGGCGTCCTTCCACGTATCCGGGTCGCTCTCGCCATAGCCCTTCTGCATGTCGCAGTCGGGGTGTGGGGCGACATGCTCGGCGGCGCCCAGGGCGATGAGCAGGGCGCCGGTCATCGACGTATTGAGGTCGCCGTCCTGGTGGAGCTGACGAACAAGCGCGGCCGTATCGCGCAGCCGCATCTCAGTCACGACGCTCACCTGCTTCTTCTTCCTGGGCCCGCTGCGCCGTGGCGGCGGCTTCGCCGATAGACTGGACTTCGGCGAGCAGGTCGTGAGCGGCGTTTTTGACCGCGTCTACACCGCTTTTCCAGCCGAGGTCGTACGCGGTCCTGGCGCGGCGCTCGGCCCATCCCCACAGGAGTGCGACGATGCCCGCCATGGCGAACGCGAACCCGGCCTCACGGTCGCCGGAGGTGACATGGCCGATGGTCAGGCCGACCATGACAGCGGCGACGGATGTAGCCAGACTTTCCAGGATGGCGGAGGCGAGGGGGCGATGCGCGAGGACGCGCCGCCCGGTGTGGGCGACGCGCTCCGCGATCTGGTGAAACCTGTTCACAGGTTCTCGTATCCTTCCTCTGCGGCGATCTGCTCCTCATGTCTGGCCTGAAGTGCTTCCTGGATCTGGTCGTACAGCACGTCCTCGCTTTCGCCGGTCAGCATGCAGAACGCCTTCTCCAGCCCCCGGACGTAGCCGCCCCGATCCTCAGACTGGCAAGAGTGGGAGGCGTCCAGGATTTCGGTGAACAGGCGCTGGCCCATCTCTGCGGAGACGCGGTGCTTCAGCGGGATGCGCACGTCGCCCTCGTAGGCGAATACCTTCGAGTGATCGACGCCCCGGGCGGGGCTGAAGACGACCTGGAGGTTGACCACATGGCCACGCTGTCCGTCGCCAGTCTTCTCGACGACCGTGTGGTCTGCACCGTGCAGGGTGACTACGTCGCCCGACTTGACGTTGCGCATGGCAACGGTGGGGTAGGCGGCGGTCAGCTCGTGCATGTGCAGGGCGAACAGGTGCCGCAGCGCGGCGTCCTTGGTCTCCTGGTCGGCCTGCGCCACGGCGTCGTCTGCGGCGGTCCAGAGGTTTTCCGGGGCACCGTGGTTCCAGGGGGGGCCGACGGGGGTGGCGTTGAGAAGGCGGCGCACGGCGGAGGCGCCGTGCATGCGGCCCTGGGGGTCGGCGCCTCCGGGTTCGTCGCGGTGCAGCGGGGAGGTCGTCGGCGGGACCTGTATGCGGTAGTAGTCGTTGCCGGGGTATGCCTGGTTGTTCTGGGCGTCGCCGGGGCCGTAGTCGGCGCACTGCCAGCGGCCGTTGTGGTCGTGCACCCAGCGGCCGTAGCTGGGGCCGGTGATGTAGTGGATCGGCAGGCCACAGGTGGGTCTGGCGCAGGTGGCGTTGCGGGGGCTCTGGATGGGGGCCGGGTCGGGCATGTTTCCTCCTGTGGTGGTGTCGTGCCGCTCTATCGACACCACCACCATACATCACGCGCTAAATGCCTGTACAGCTTTACTGGTGGACGCCTCAATCAATTCCGACCAGACACTCACAGACAGCAGCTCCCCAGCCGCCTCCACGCGCACGCGCACGACCCGAATGGAACAGTCCTGACACAGCCCGTACTCCACCAGGTAGGCGGCCGGGCCGATCGACTCCGCCTGGCCACGCCGCACTACGACGGCGGTGGGGTGGTCGCATTCCAATGGCTCCAGCGCGGCCGTCACCTCCCGGTAGGGGGCTCCGCCGCCGATCGGCGTGGTGATACCGCTGGCCTGGGTGACGTACATGACACGGTCGAGGTGCGCGATGGCGGCCTGGATGTCGTCCGGCCGCCCGGTGACCCGGATGTGAACCATGGGGAAGTGTCCTCCGGCGGGTGTCGCAGGAGACTCGCGGCGTCTCCTGTACACATAGTGACGCATGAGATCTCAAATGGTGATGCATGAGATCCAAAAACCTGGCCGGGAAAAGACGGCATCTTGGCCGTCTCCTCGGGCTCAAGGAAGCACTCCTCAGCGGGAATCCGCGCCCGGCTCCTAAAACACGCCAGCGGGGCCTGGTGAGGTTGCACCCTCTCCAGATCCCCGCCCGTACGTGCAACTGCCAGCGCGGCTGATGTGAAGTAGAGGCCCCGGGATCAGAAGTGCACCTGGACCGGGGTTCTACTGTCATCCACTCTAATTGATCCCCGTCGGGAGCGCTGCGCGAACAGAATGTTCCTCCAGGCACCCACCCTACCGGCCGGTAACTTGCGAGAACTTAGCATTCCCGCAAGTTCGCGACCGAGAGCACTGCTCCAGAAAACGAGCGGCCGACACCCTGGCGCGAGCGTTGGTCGAATGGGATACTCCGGTTTCGATCACCAGCCTGCGCGCCTCTGGTCTAGCCAGAGATCAACGGATCGTACGATCTTCTTCTGCTGGTCTCCCGGCCCCTCGATCAGATCAAGCAGCCACTCCTCGTCACCGTCTCGCAGTCGCCCACCCGCCTCTCCAAGACGCTTCATGGCGTAGGCCAGTCGATGCGCCGCCACCATCAGCGGATGGTCAGCCACAGCCCCCTTGCGCGAGAATGCGCCACCACCACGGCGGGCCACACGGTCCAGGTTCGCCGAAAGCGTCAGCCGCTCCCGGTGTTCCAGCACCTCTTCGACCCCGACAGAGAAGAGTCGGCCCAATGCCGTCCTTCGAGCCGCATGAGCTGGACCAACGAGGATGTCCCGTACGGTGGTGGTGTCCACGAGCACCTTCAAGGTCGCACCATCCGGGAAGTCGCGCAGACCCATCCGCAGGGCGTGCAGCTCGCAGACGTCCGTCCGCATACGACCCTCATGCGTAGCCAGCGCCGGGGGGCAGGTGAACCAACCGCCCGAGACACCGCCACTACCGTCCACCGTGCCGTAAGCGCCGATCAGCATCCGACTGGATACCGAACCGTCCACGGCCAACAGCCACTCGTCAAGATCCAGGGCGGCGGAATCAAGGTGTACCGTGCCCACGTCAGAGACATCGGGCGCTGAGGTGCCCATCATCCTCCTTGAAAGCCTGGCCCGCGATAAGCGGTGTTATCACGGGTCAGGCGACTGATGACCTAGAGATTCTTGAGCGCCACAGCCAGGGGCTCGCGAGAGTTGGGGATGAGGTCGAGGTCGAGAACCTCGTCCTTGGGGACCCACCTGTAGCCGTCGATGAAGTCGCCCGGCCCGTGGCGGCTCATGTCCACCTCGTCGCCGCCCGCCTCGCAGAGTCGGGCAACGGCCACCACCGTCGGGCTGTCGGGCTGATTTCCGAGACGCCATGACCAGACGGCCAGCGGGCGTCCAGGGGACACCTCCAGGCCCACCTCCTCGTACACCTCCCGGATAAGTGCTTCGTCTGGCGTTTCGCCGTTCTGCATGCGTCCGCCCGGCAGCTCCCATCGACCCGGTTGATGCGGGTCGTCCATGCTCTTTCTGACCAGCAGCAGCTTGCCTTGCCACTGGATTACGGCCTTCTGCGCGAATTGCACGTACATGGATCCCCTTCTTCGGCGGGGGGTTATTGTCCGCCCTCAGGTCATCCTTTCCGGCTGTAGTAGCGGGCTGCGATGATGAAGGCGATGGTGTGGGTTACCAGGGCGGCGTTGGAGATGCCGAGTCCCAGGGCCAGCCAGTCGCCGTCGTCGGTGATGGTGGCTCCCGCCAGGGACGCGAACTCCGCACCGAAGATCGCGAAAAGCACGGGGATGACCATGGCGACCACTCCGGCGAGGAATCCCGCCTTGTCCTGGAGGCGACTCTGGCGTTCGTCCTGCCACGGCCCGCCTTCGGCAATCATGGCGGCATCGCTCCTCGGCGGCTTCTTGCGGAGCAGCCGGATTATGAAGTAGGCGTTACGGGCGAGGAGGGGGATAGCGAGCGCGCCGAGCATCGAGATGCGGACGTCCCAGGAGGCGTCACTGGCGATGCTGTAGCCGACGATGACCATCCCCGCGACCCAGAGCAGGATCAGGGCCAGGTTGCCGAGGCGGTAGGCGGCGGCACCGTCAGCTTCCGGTGCCGTTGACGCTGTGGTCTTCATAGAAGATCTCCCGAAGGTCGATGACGCCGAAAAGGTCTGCGATCTTGAGCGCCAGTGGCAGGGACGGGTTATATCGGCCCTGCTCGATGGAGATGATCGTCTGACGGCTCACGCCGAGTTTCTCGGCCAGGTTCTCCTGGCTCATGTCGCTTCCTTTGCGGAGCTGTTCGAGGTTGTTCCGCATGTCGAGTAGCGTATGTAAAGGTCCCTTGACTGTCAAGGTCGCTTTACATACGCTCGCTGTGTGTCGATGATTGTTCGAAGGTGTTTCGATCCGTCCAACCCCCCGGCGCCACCCCCGGCGCGCACGGCATCATAGACACACACCCGATTTCCGATCCCGGCAGAGCGAACCGGGAACCACCAGGAGACCCCCATGACCATGGCCAGCGACAGCGGCAAGCAGCCCGGCATTCTGATGGCCATCGGCCACTACCTGGACCCGGTATGGCCCCCCGCCATGGTGGCGTCCGGCGTAGCGTCCACCCTCATCCCCTCCGGCTCCGCACTGTCGTGGACATTCAGCGCCGCCTACTTCGCCGTCTTCTTCGGCGCCCTGGCCTGCGACCTCTTCGTCCACATGGGGAACCTATGCGAGCGGTGCATCCGAGCCATCCCCCTGGATCCACAGGCCGCCATCGAACGCGACCGCATGTGGTTGAAGCTCTTCCACCGAACCTCCAGCCAGATCTGGGTGCACATCCGGTCCGTCCGTGTTCCGGTACCGAACAAACTCCTCGCCCTCATGCTGCTCGGAACGGCCGTCCTTACCGCGATCCGGCTCACCTTCGACCCCGGCGAGCAGGCGCTGAAGTTCGTCGCCCTGCTCACATGGACCACCCCTCTTGCCAGCATTTTCTGGGCAACCTACCGGCACAACCGGCTTCAGCCATGGTGCCCGTTCTGCCCACGTGACGACGGCGACGACAGGGTGGAGGCTCCGGAACCTGACCCGTCGATCAGCAGTTAGCCCGCGACGGACCCCCGGAACCCCTTCCAGTTGCTTTACCGGGTATCCTCAGCGTCGGTCGGCTGGGCCCTCGCCAGTCGGAATCCAGGAACGAGCGTGACTCCACCGGCCCATGCTGCCCCTGATATCGCGATCCCAGACCTGGGCTTCCGTACGGCCGGGCGGCAGGCGACGACATCCGCATGAAGCAGAGCTGACCCACCTTCATCCCCGGGTGCAGCAGGATCGGCAGGGCGGCCACGTTCGACAGCTCCAGGGTGATGCGGCCGGTGAAGCCGGGGTCGATGAATCCGGCCGTGGAATGGGTCAGCAGCCCCAACCGGCCGAGCGACGATTTCCCCTCCAGGCGGGCGGCCAGGTCGTCGGGCAGCGTCACCTCCTCCATGGTGGAGGCCAGCACGAATTCGCCCGGGTGCAGCACGAACGGCTGACCGTTGCCGACGCGCACCAGCCTGGTCAGATCAGGTTGGTCGGTCGCCGGGTCGATGGCCGGGTGCCGGTGGGTCTCGAACACCCGGAACAACCGGCTCAGCCGAACATCCACACTCGCCGGTTGGATCATGGCCGGGTCGTACGGGTCGATCCCGAGTGCGCCCGTATCCAGGCACATCTTGATGTCGGCATCCGACAGCAGCACAGCTTCCCCTCGATCTATCAGCGTGCCGGTAGCGGCGGCACGGCCTGCTGCGGCACGAACCATGACGGCCGCCGCCCGCCCGGGTTGCGCATCCACTCCGGCCGTCGCGCCGCCCGGCCCTGCATCGCGCCGACCACCCGGAAGGTCGGAGGGTCGGCGATGACCAGCACGTACCAGCGGTCTTCCGGGTCGTTGTCTCGGACGATCAGGCAGCCGTCGGCGCGGGGGGTGGCCCGGATCTCCCAGGCGCGGCCCGCGTCCGGCTTGCCGTGGAAGGTGTTGACGGAGCCGTCCCAGTACAGCGACCGCACCTTGCAGAATGCCCGCTCCGCGCACGCCCCGTAAATCTCGTCGGCCAGACGCTCCATCCAGGAGCGCGGGCTGCCGGTGGATTGGTGCGGGTCCAGGTTCTGCAACCCGGAGGTGGCGAACCGGAGGAGGCCGACATGGGCGGCGCCCAGGAACTCGTACCAGTTCAGCCGGACCTCGCTCACCCGGGGAAGGACCTGCCGGGCAGCAGGGGAGGAGGCGGCGGCATCGCGGCGACGTCGTCCTGGATCGCCAGTTTGAACTCCGCCAACGTGATGTTCAGGGGGGACGACCCGGAATGCTTGATCATCAACCCGATCGGTGTGTTCGGAAACACGAAAATCTCATGCGCATAGTGCCGGTACTGGCCGCCCGGCGTCGGGCTGTCGTCCACCGTAGCCGTGGAGTCGGCGCCGGTGGTCAGGTTGAGGGGGTCACGGACGAACTGGGCCCGGTACTCCGTGGAGCTACCGGCGGCCCAGAACACCATCGCCGTCAGGCTGCCCCACCCAGCCGTGATCGGCCAGATCAGCCCTGAGCGGGCGTCGGGATAGGTGGAGGCTCCACCCACGGGCTGGGCGGCGGGGTGCATGTTGTGCGGGTCGAACGACTCGGCCGCGCCGTACGGGAAACGCACCAGGTAGTAGTCGCCGCTGACCGGCACCACCTGCGGATCCACGACCTTCAGGGAGCAGACGTTAAGTGTCACCCGCCCAGGGTGGTAGGCAGCGGCCGGTAGCGTCGCGGTCTAACCGCATCATCCTTTCGCTGACTCAACCGTGGAAGAAGACGATCACGCCGGTTGCTGCGGTGGCACCTGCTACATTGATGCGCGGAGCGTCGTTGCCCGAAATGCCGAACCCCGGGGAACTTCCCAGGCTTTGCCGGGGCGTACTGAAACATCTGATGGCAGCCTTATCAAGGGCAAAAGTAGTAAGACCCGCGATTGACTGCTAATTGGACTAATAGGGAAAACTCGTCGTCTGGGCGGGCAACGGCGCTCCGCCTTCTTTTCGAAGCCTGAGGGGGGATCGAACCCCTGAACCGACGGCTTTGCAGGCCGCCTCCCGCGCCAGCGAGAACCCAGGCTATGTATTCAGACGTATGGCTGCCGCCCATACGATCAGGAGGACCAGGGCCGCCAATTTGATGAACGTCCACACGCCGCGCTTGGCGTCCTGCTCCATTTTCGGAAGTGCGGCCAGAGTACCCTGCCATCTGCGCCACAGGTCCAACATCACCTGGAATCGTCTGCCGACGATGAATAGCATCATTCCGACGATGATGAGCAGCAGGACCCATTTGTGTGCCAAGTCTCACTCCCGCAGGTCAGAGGACTGCAAAGCGCCTCCGCCAACGTACGCGCGGACGTCTCCGAATGTGGGGCGTTCAGTGTCATCGGGTCGCGTCGAATCGTACGGCGCCGCCCGGCTGCGACTGCTCCAGGTCCACCACGGCAGCCAGAAATCCGGCGGCGTCCAACTCTCCTCGCTGCAACCGCGCGACCAGATCGGACGCGTCCAGAATCACCACTTCGTTCATGTGCGCCAGGAGAGATTCGAACTCCCAATGCCCGGAAGGGCCACAGCTTTACAGGCTGCTGAGCGACCAACTGCTCAACTGACGCTTGGGGTGACCGACGGGACTCGAACCCGCATGAACCTTTCGGCTCCGGGGGTTCACAGCCCCCTTCCTCAACCAATTCGGATCGGTCACAGTCGGCCTGGAGGGAATCGAACCCACACCTGATCTTTAGGAGAGATCTGCTCGGTCCTTCGAGCTACAGGCCGTGCCGCCGGTTACTTCGCCAGGCGGCTCGCGGTACGCCGCGCCGCTTCCGCCGAGTCGGGCGACGCCCTGAACACGTTGACCTCGTAGACGTCAACCTGCTCACCCAGCACCGGGAGCGTCTCCAACGTCCGCACCGTGGCGACGCCCGCATCACGCGCTTCGACGACGAAGGTCGCTTGCACCGCCGTATTGGCGGGGTCTCCCACCCAGGTCAGGTGCATAACGTTCGGCACCACGTCCCTGCCGGGGGGCAGAGACGACAGCCTGGTGCGCGCCTCCTCCGCATCCGCCTTCGTCGCGAAGCCCCCCAGGATCAGTTTGACGTGCCAATTCTGCATGTCAGTCACCACCCATTCCCTCGCAAGATCTTGGCGCGTTCCTCGCTCCGCCGCAGCGCCTTGAAGCCGTACTTGTCGTCTTCCGCCACGGCCCTCTGGCGGCGCCAGATCTTCGGAGCCTTCTTCGGCTTGTCGTCCTCGCTCGCGCTCTTGCCGAATCCCATGCGTTCCTCCTGTGGTTGTGTCGCTCTGACGTACCCGGTGAGGGAGTCGAACCCCCTCCTTCGCCTTGTAAGGGCGTTGCTCTCCCGTTGAGCTAACCGGGCTTGACCATACACCAAACAGCGTACAGTCATTTAGCGTTCAAGTCTAGGTTGTTTTGTGATCGTGACCGCAACCGCTGACCAGCGGCGGCACCTGAACGCGGACGACTTGTTCTCGATCGCCATAGCGGATCTGGATGAGTTCGTTCAGCGATGCCTTACCGGCCCGCTTCGACGCCTTGTCCTCGCCGAGCAGGACGGCGGCCAGTTCGTCAAAGGTCTGATTGACGCGGGCGACCGCGTGACGCATCGCCGCTTCGGTCGCATCCGCCAGCTTGGCGACTTCGGCCTTCAGCCGGTCGTTGACCGCCTGGTCGGTGAGCTGGGGGATGCGGTCGATGAGCGCTTGCAGCGCCTTGCGTTCGGCGATCATATCCTTCAGGACGCCCCTGGCCTCACTAGTCGCCTCCCGCAGGCTCTCCTCTGTCGTGATTGCCGATGAGATGTCGTCTGGCCGCTGCTGACGGCGTTTGGTTCCCATGTAGTCGCGGCAGGATTTGAACCTGCGACCTTCGCTGTGTCGAAGCGGTGCTCTACCAGCTGAGCTACACGACCTTTTGTGGTCGAACCCGGATCCCGGCATGCAGGGTAGTCCCTTGCGTTCCCTGTCTGCCGTCGGCGGGCCCGGCCGGTCGGCCCAGGCTTTCAGGGGGCGATACAGCCGTGGGTATCGCTAGGTTGGTCCGGGTTCGACCAGCACCGGTGGGAGGGTTCGAACCCCCGGCCTTCCGCTTTGGAGGCGGCTGCTCTACCAACTGAGCTACACCGATCGGGCGCGAGTGAGGTATCGCGCAGCTTTTTGCAGGACTTCCGGATCGTCGCTCCTGACGATGAAGGCCGACGCCTGAGACGGGATCCAGGCGTCGGCCCGCTGAGTGGCGGGGGCAGGATTTGAACCTGCGACCTCTGGGTTATGAGCCCAGCAAGCTACCGAACTGCTCCACCCCGCTACGTCCCATCCTACTTGGGACGCTCCACTACGTGGAGATCCTTTAGTGCGTCCTCGATCGCACGGTTCGTCGTCGCCGTCTCAATGACGGCGACACGCTGCTCATGCTCTACGAGGCTCAGGCGCCGATCGGCATAGGCGTCGGCCACCTGCTGCAACGCGTGGTCACGGTCGTCGCCGGTCGGCCTGGCGGCCAGCCAGCGTTCCATCTGCCGGGAGCGCCGCGCGTCCTGGATTACCTGCCTCTTCCGCTTCGCGTGGTCGATCTTCTCGGTCATCCACGGAATAGCCACAACGATCACAATTACGGCTATGGCCAGCCACAGGATGGCGAATGCCGGTAGAGCTGCCTTCATCATCACTCATCTCCTTCGGGTGGGTCGCTCTCCACCAACGTGCCGCCGACGGGATTCGAACCCGCAAAACCCCAGATTGAAAGTCTGGTGACTCTACCCTTCGTCCACGGCGACCAGGGACTTACGTACTCCGCGCGGGGATCGAACCCGCACCTCCTGATTGAGAATCAGGTATCCAGACCACCAGACCAGCGGAGCTTGTAGGGCCAGGCAGCGCATACCCAGATCACCCCTCCGATTCCTGGGGATGGCGCCTGACCCTTCTCACGCAACAGTTGCCGACTCTACTCGGAACCATTCGCGAGCCTGTGCGAAATGCTTGGCCGATACACCATGCTGCCACCCGGTGTGAATCAGCCGGAAGTCGCCGACGCCCGGATGCCCTTTCAGCCACACCTTGTCACGCCTGGTCAGCTCGTCATCGAACCAGACGAACGGCCGCCCCTGCACGAACTTCGCCACCCTCGGCGTCTTGCGGTGCACCCGGTAGTCATCCCCCGGCTCCACCGCCTCCCGCATGTCGATGACCGGCAACTGAGGCAGCCCCAGAAGGGGAGCGATATGCGCGTTTGCGTCGTGGCTCCACATGGTCGCCCACACCAGGTCGGCGCCGACCGTCTCGGCCAGCTCCAGCAGCACCGGTCCATGTTCGGGGTTGAGCAGGACGTTGTACGTCTCGCCCTGGCAGGTCAGCCTGTGCGCCTGCCACTGCGGACCGGGACGCCCGAACGGTGCGAGCACACCATCCACGTCCAACAGGATCAACTTGTCCACGTGCACATCCTCTCCTTCGCGCGGGGTCGCTCTTCCCGCACCCGCGAAGACGTAGACCGTCTTCGCCGTACCCCCGCCGGGATTCGAACCCGGATTTCGACGCTTAAAAGGCGCCTACTCTGCCAATTGAGCTACAGGGGCATGTCACGCAGGATTGGCGATCACCATCCCGCAGTCCTCACAGTGCGGCGGCCAGACCAGCCACCCCATCCACTCCTCCGAACGATCCAGTCCCTCCGGAACGATCCTGCCGCCGCACTGCTGACAGTCGGGATAGAACCAGGTCATAGACCCTCCGTACGTGCGCCGTGAGAGATTCGAACTCCCAACCATCCGGGTAGAAACCGGCCGCGCTATCCATTGCGCCAACGACGCGAACCTTTCACGATCCGAAACGATCGTTTCATTCCATCGCCACGCCCGGTCCTAGAACCGGGCAGAACGACACTGGCACCAGCCGCCCGGTGGCCATGTCGCTGCACGCGAGGCAGATCTCCGCCGGGATCGTGTGGCGGCTTTCCCCGTCGGGCCGGTAGTCGATCGACTCGTGCCAGCCCGACTCCGGGTCGTCCGGGTCATAGCCCATATTTCGCCTCATCCTTCACGTACACCATGTAGGCGATCACGCCCGCTTCGTAGGCGGCCCGCCGAGCGTCGGCGTCGGTGTCGTACTTGGTGCCGTCCAACGGGTGCCTGATGATGTCGCAGCCGCCTTCGGGCTTGTACTTGATCTGTCTGATACTCAGCTCGATCTTGCCGTCGTCGGCTGCGACCACGGACGGCGAGGACATCACCTTGCACAGTCGCGGGAACGACACTCCCCACTCGGCGTGAGTCACTATCGGCGGCCCGCCGTCGGCGTAGGTCGGGAAGCGGCCGTAGGGGGCTTCATTGAAGGTCCAGATGCGGTAGCGACCGTCGTGCCAGTCGTATTCCTGGCCCTGCATCGGCGGGTAGTCGGTAACGTTCTGTGGCGTGTCCATGGGGTCCTCCGTGGGGGTTGGTCGCTCTCCAACACCCCAAAGATACATCCATTTAGCGTCTTAGGTCAAGGGCGGAAAATGGAGGACTCGAACCCCAGGGCCGTTCACACCAGCCCTCATCCGGTTTAAATCGGCGGCCACCTCCTTGGTGGCGTCATTTTCCCCCACCGTGTTGAGGGGTGGGTCCAGCGGAAGGCGGAAGACTCGAACTTCGGCCGCCGCCGACGGCCACGCGGATTCCAGCCGCGTCCCGGCACCTGCCGGTCACCTTCCATGGTCCTCGGAGCAGGAGTCGAACCTGCCGTCGCCCGGTTATCAGCCGGGTGCCTTCACCGCTTGGCCACCCGAGGAAAGCGGAGAGGGAGGGTATCGAACCCCCGCCGGTGTGACCCGGGCAGCGGCGTAGCAAGCCGTCCCATTACCTCTCTGGCACCTCTCCACGATACTTCCATCTAGCGCCTGCCGGTGCTACCTTGGAGTGGTACGCCCCTGGTCCGGCTCTGCACCGCATCCCGCCAGGGGCACGGCCATTTCTGGGACTGGTGCCGACCCCGGGATTCGAACCCGCCCTACCGCCTTGGCAAGGCGATGTGCGACCGCTGACACTTCACCCACAAGTTCCGTGACCGGTGGACCGACGACTCGGGTGTGGACGGGGCCGGGGCGACCATCCTCCGGTCACGGAAAGAGCCCAACCCCGGAGTCGAACCGGGCAGGCCGTTCGTACCAAGAACGGGTGCACACCAGGTGCGAAGGGCAAACGGGTAGGGGTGTCCGGGCCGTGAACGCCCGGCCCGGACACCACCGCTCTGGGATCAGGAATCGAACCTGAGCAAACCGGAACCAAAATCCGGCCGCCGAGCCAGCACGGCATCCCAGAATGCGAGCCCAAGGGCGGAATCGAACCGCCTCGAACGCCTTACGGGGGCGCTGCTCTGCCAGTGAGCTACAAGGGCGTGACCCCGAAGGGCCTACATGTCCGGCCGGGGCTGAAACTCCGGCCTGGAGCTGATCTCCTCAACCCAGTCCGACAGGGAGATCTCTTCGCCGGAGCCACTATAGAAGGCGAGATCGTCCACCTTCGCATGCAGTTCCACGTCATGCGGCATTGGCAGGATGCCTTCTGCTTCGGCGGTGTCGCGGTGCTTAACGACCGCGAAGGCGAGGCGGAACAGGGTGTCCTGGTTCCGTTTGCGCTTGTCCGGATTAGGTTCTGCCGGATGCCTGCCGTTCAGCTTGTTCGGCCCGGAGGCTGCGCGGATCCGTTTGATGTCGGAATGCCGCAAGCTGATGATCTGCTTGTCTTTGAGGATTTTCGTACGCCACAGGTCATATTCGCCCTTGGCGGCGAAATACTTGCGTTTCCCCTCTTCGCCCAGATTCCAGCACTGCTGATGGTAGGAGTCCATCTCTGCTCTCCGCGTCGCGATCTGGTCGTCCAGGGCACGCAGCAGACGAACCAGAGCCTGCTCGGTCCGTTCGATCAGCGACGGCCCGGAGAGCATCCCCCAAAGCTGTTGACGCTTTTCGGTCACCGAGACGTCGTCGTGGCGACGAGGGTCGGGATAGCCGATGTTTTGACGGATCAGCAGGTCGAAGCCTTCAGGCTCCAGCTCTTGAATGGCGGCAAGGCTCACGGGGATGGCCATGGGTGGCGTGTTCCTTCTTCCGGGGGTTGCCGTCCCGGCGCCGGACAAGACACCGGGACGATCCTGTGTGGTGCGTGCGCCCGCCGGGACTCGAACCCGGATCATCCGCATCCTTAGTGCGACGCCTCTGCCATTGGGCCACAAGCGCTTCAGGACGGTTCTACAGGCCGCCACCGACAAAACGAGCCGCCCCCCGGAATCGAACCGGGCCTACCCCCTTACAAGGGGGGCGTCGCATCCATGGCGCGGCGGCAGACGGAAGAGGGTGGCGACGGAAAGGATTCTGCAGCCAAACCGCCCAACCAGCCCGGCGGTCTCCTTCCCGTTCTTCTGTGGCTGTCCACGCCACCCCCGTGTGGACCCGGCGGGATTCGAACCCGCATCTCCGGCTCTCCCTATGACGCACACCGCCCCCGGACGGAGGTGGCCACCTCGTATCCGGATCGCGCGGTCACGCCCGATTGAGTTACGGGCCCTGGCAGATGATGGCGACGAGGGGGACAAAGCCTCCAAAGCGCCCAACCAGCCCGGCGCGCTCCCTCTCGTCCTTCTGCGGCTGTCCACGCCACCACCTGAGCTGTCGGGCGGAGAATCGAACTCCGGCCGCCCCTCGCGCGAGGAGAACGACCCTGCCACACGTCTCAACGACGCGACCCGACACCGTGACGGTTCCTCCGGATCACCTCGGGAGCAGCCGACAAGCCCGAGAGGGCGGGAGCGACCCTATTCGGTACCCTTCCGTCGCGAGCCGGTGCGGACTCGAACCGCCGTTGACCGTCACCGGCCGTCCCCACTCGCGACGCGGGGACGGTCGGCCGCCGGAGTCGAACCGGCATACCCAATGCTCCCGGACCAGGAATCGAACCTAGAGACACAGGGGCCAGAACCCTGCTGACGGCCACCGCCATCCGGGAAGGAGCAGACCCGGTTGCAGCCGGGCCCGCCAATTATCCGCCTGCTCTACGGACGGGCAAATCTACCAGGAGTCCCACACGCCGAAGTGGCGGTGGCGCGGGTCCGGGGATTCGACGTCCCAGGCGGCCTGTACGGCATCCTGGGCGCCTCGCAGCATCTTGCCGACCTCCCGGCCAACGGCCCGATCGGCAGCGCGCAGGGCGCGTTCCTGACGGTTGGAGATGCCGCCGATCACGTGCCCCAGGTTGAAGGTACGCGGGTAGGTGCCCGCCTCCAGGCGGCGGGTCACCCGGTCCGGGCGCGGACGGTGCCCGGCGCGCTCAGCCTGGGCCAGCGCGGCGGCGCTGTAGCGCAGCGCGGACCGGATCTCGTTGGCGGTGCTCGGGTAGGTGGCACGCCACCAGGCGAAGATGTAGAGGCGACCGTCGGCGTCGTAACGCCGGGTGCCAGTGCGGTGGTTGTAGGGGACGTGGTGAACAGTACGGGACATTCGGACTCCGACGTGCGGGCCCGCCCCGGATGGGCAAGCCGTCTACGTCTCACCCGCCGTGAACATCACATTCGCCTCCTTCGCGTAGGGGTGGCCGGATTTGAACCGGCATCATCCGCATTTTGAATGCGGCGCCTCTGCCGTTGGACTACACCCCCGTGCGCCGTCAGGGACTCGAACCCTGCTCTCTCGATTAAGAGTCGAGTGCATAACCATCCATGCTCACGGCGCTTTCCGTCCGGCCGGTTAGCGTCGGCCTGCCGGACGATCCCTGACCCGCCCGGGGGACGCCAATCCCGCCGGTGCAGTATCAGGGCACCCCACCCAAGTGGGGTGTAGAGCCGTACCGGAGAGTCGAACTCCGCTCCCCGCGTTGGAAGCGCGGGACATCGCCACAATGCTTGTACGGCATGGGGACCAGGCGGGGAATCGAACCCCGCTTTCCTAGGATTTCCGTGCCCTTTCCGGGGGCCTGGTCCACGGCGGGAAACGGCCCGGGTGCCCACGAGTGATCAGCTCGCAAACACTGACGGTATCCGTAGGGGTTTCCCCCTTTCCGATCCGGTTCATCCCGCGTGCTCGACGACGCTCCGGATCCCCCTTCGCTGGCAACCCAGCTACTAAGTTCACCTGCACCGTCGTGCGTGGCTCCCCAGAGAGTCGAACTCTGTCCTCTGGATCTTCAGTCCGGCGCTCATCCCCATGAGCTTGAGAGCCTTTCGATCTCACCCGGCCGCAGAAGCTAGTGGTCGGGTGTCTTGTTCTCGTCGTCTATGACGCGTGTGGCCGCTGCCGCTGTGGCATCCTTCTTGGCCGCTATCCGCTTATTGATCTCTCTTATGTCTGCCTCGATCTCACGCAGTTCGCGTGCCTTTCGTCCGAACATGTCGCCTCCTGGCTAGGGGGGTGTCAACCTGGCGGGGAATTTTCGTTACGGTGCCTGGTCGAAGTATCGGCGGCCACGTTCGAACGCCGTCGTCCGATGTACGCCGTGCACGCCCTCCGTTGCCGCCAGGACGCGTCCCAGCGCCGTCTTGTAGGCGCTACGGGCGGTCGCCGCTCCAGGGAGTGGCCCGTCCGCGTTGTTGACTCTGGCGTCTTCACGGGCGATGTCAGCCAGCAGGTCTTCAACAAGCTTCTGTATGTCCATGGTTCTCCTGTCGGGTCGCTCTCCCGTTGGGTGGTGGGCTGCTGTACAGCGCCGCCCACCAGGCGCTCCCCCGCACGGCCGTGCGGGGGCCGGTCACCCATACTCGATGACTTTCAGGTGATTCCGGACGTACCCGCGACAGGATTCGAACCTGCATCCTCGACGTTCGTAGCGTCGCGCTCATCCATTGAGCTACACGGGCATGATGCACGACAGGGCCAGGGACTTCCGTCGCAATGCGTGTTACCGCTCTTCCAGCCCTGCCGTGCACGATCTCCTGGCCGACCACGCGGGCGTCTCACCCCGCGACCGGACCCCCACCTAACCGGCCAGGTCGTTCTCACCGCCCAGTGCGGCGCATTCCGTGCACGGGCGCGTCCTCAGCGGACCAGGCCGCCAGAACAGGATCAGCGCCCCGAACGGCGGAATGATCGCCGCTATGGACGGGTTGCAGAACTCGTCCTCACCCTTGAAAATCGTTGGCTTCCACCAGCAGGTGAGCGTGGTGGGCGACCACCACATCAGGCGGCCGATGTTGAACTGCTTCACACTCGCCTTTCGGATCAGCCGGGAAGGTCACTTCTTGTTGTTGATCTTTGCGCTACGGGCGACCGTCCTGGCCCGCTCGTAATGCGCATCCGACTCCGCCTTGTCGCCGTCCAGCTCCGCGATGAAACCCTTCGCGGCATGCTTGGCGACCTGGTCAAGCTGCTTGTCGGTCAACTTCCCATACTCCGCATTGCCCGCCATGGGCGCCTCCTGTGAGACTCCCGAGTCGCTCAACCGGGAGAAGGTGCGGGTGCCGCTTCACTACGGCCTAGGCCACGACCGACCGGCTTTCTCCGCAACGCGTACGCTTCGCCGACCAGCCTCCCAAGGGCCAGAGCCCGGGGTAAGGGTTCCCGGGCGCTCCCGCCGTCCCTGGTGCTGGATTCGAACCAGCAACTTCCGCCCCCGTATTCGGGATTACCCGGCCAGGTCCCCGCCCTGCCCGACTAGTACGGGCTGAACGGTTTACCCCTGACAAACGGGCCCCGGCGGGACGATGCCTCTACCAATTGGGCTACCCAGGGCTGGAGTGAGGCGTGATGTGCCTCACTCTCGCGTACCCGCAGCAGGATTCGAACCTGCACCATGCCCCACTCCGGAGGTGGGTGCCCTGTCCAGTTGGGCGATACGGGCGTGCGTCAGATCGTGGACGCCTGTCGAGGGTCGAACCGGCTCACGATCTGACTTGCGACGTCACGTGTCGTCGCCGTCCGAAGCGTACGGGTTCACCTGGTAGAGCTGCTCCCGAAGCTTGTCGTAGTCGAGAACGAGGGCCTCAGTTCGACCGTCACTGGGGATTCGCATGAGGACGGCATGCCCGTCCTCATCCCACCCCAACTCGTAGGGGTTGCCGACTTTGTCATGACACGTTTTCCACGATCCACTGAACTTCATGCTGTCCCTCCTTTCTCTGTGACGTACCGCTGGCCGGAATTGAACCGGCGACCTTCAGATTGAGAATCTGACGACCCGAACCAGCAGAGTCTTCAGCGGCCTTGTGACATCCGGACTCGAACGAGCCGGTACGTATGCCCACCGTACGAATTACCGCGCGGACCTTCGTACAGTGCGGTACCGCTGGGGAGTGCCACGCCCCCCGGGCCGTGCTCGCAGCAGGATTCGAACCTGCGGTCTCCTCCTCCGGAGGGAGGCGCCTTGTCCTCTGGGCCATACGAGCGTGCGTTAGATCATGGGCGCCTGCCGGGGAGTCGAACCCCTCTACGACTTGGATGCGCATCCGCTGCCGCTTCGCCGGACCTGGAGTCGAACCGGATCATGATCTAACTTGCGACGTTGTACACCGTCGCCGTGCCGCTGACCGGAATCGAACCGGCGACCTCCAGGGTGAAAGCCTGGCAACCCAACCAGCAGGGTCTTCAGCGGCATTGCCCGATTGCGGCTCGGGGCGGCCGTCGGACAACGTCAACTCTTCCCCTTGGAAGCACGGGCCGCGAGGCGCCTTTCGTAGTTCTGTTTGGCCCTAGCGTTCGACTCCCTAAGGTCCTTCCTCATCTGAGCTACGCCCTCGATCAGCACGACGACGGCGTCACCAACTGTCAACTTTCTGCGCAATATGATCACCTCCTCCTGGTCATATTCACGATCGGCCCTCGGTCCCACCCCTGCGCGGCGCGTGTACACCACGCCGCACAGGCTCCCGAGGTCTCTCCGCCCCGTCCGCCGATCGCTAAGCCGCCTTCTGTCCGAGGGTGACGGCCCCCATACCCATGGGTGGACACTGTGCTGAGAGGGCCGCAGGTCCCCGCGTACGGCGTACCTGCGCTGCCAGGCCAAAGGACCCTCTCACCGCGCCTGCGACGGGATTTGAACCCGCGCCCCCCACGCTGACAACGTGGTGCTCTGCCTTGAGCTACACAGGCTTGCCGTGCAGGCGGTCACCCGCACGGGGATGGTTACTCGTCGTGCCAGGAACCTGGCCCGCACGGGTTCTTCTTGCAGTCAGCGCACACGCCCGGATTGGCGATGTCGTTGACCATCATGTGAACGCCGCAACAGGTGCAGTCCGCAACGCCGGATTCAGCCATATCGTCCTCCTGGTAAAGGGGTCGCTCTCCCTTTGCGATCACAGGCATTTTGCGGGGGAGTGGCCCTCCTGGCTGACGTCCGGACGTCTCCAGGTCAGTTCCCCCTCCGTGATGGGATTGCCTCGATTGAGGACGACCGGCCACCTCACCGGATCCCCGGCGGTTCCCGGCAGGCGACCGAAGCCGCCTACCGGACTGGAGACTCATCACGGGTGATCGGCGCGTTTTCCCGGGAACCACCCCGAAGATTGGCGCCGAACCACTGCGTAGCGACAGCAGGGTTCGAACCTGCGACCTTCTCGTTATGAGCGAGGCGCTCTACCACTGAGCTATGCCGCCAGAAATCATCGACAGACGTCTACGCCAGGTCATAGCCGCCACGCGGGTCGATATCGTCAATAGCGATTCCTTCGGCAAGACACAGGGCTCCGCGAGCATCTGCCATCGACGTTCGCAGATCAGCCAACGCCACCGAGTCACCGCGCTCCTTCGCCAAGCGCATGTCACCTGCCAGACTGAGCATCAGGTACTTGGGGTGAAGTTCCAACCCAAGGGGGATCTTGGTCACATGAACCTCCAGCATTGGGGGTGGTAAAAACGGACCCCCCGGCGAACGGGTTACCCCCGCCCTACGCGGCCCTCAGGGGCTCTCAGGTCCGCGATTTCGCATGGATCGGGGGATCCGGTCGGGACGTCCGCGAGAACGTCCCTGCGTGCGGATGACAGGATTCGAACCTGCGCACTCCTCGCCCCAAACGAGGTGGGCTACCACTGCCCTACATCCACAGTGACGGGTACTTCGGGGGCTGTTTCCTCTTGCGTCGGAGCGACCAACCACGGAGCGCTCCCCGAAGTACCCGAAGTGGACCGGCGGGATCCGAGCCCCCGCATCCGCCCCCCGTCGGAGGCGAGTCTTCCTTAGACTGACGGCCCTGATGATGTTCCGATCATCTGCGGTGTGTGCGCAACACAGTGGACCTGAGAGGACTCGAACCTCCCGCCTACGCCCTGCCGAGGCGTCGCTCTACCTGATGAGCTACAGGCCCATATGGGACGGGCGCCGGGTACAGCCGGTTCTCCCGGTGTGGCGATCGGCTTCTGCTTCTCGCCCGTCCAGAGGGGACTTACCCGACCCCTCGGCGGTGGGACATATCCGGTCCCTGCGGAGGCAGCCTTTCCAGTGTTTTTGAAAGGAGATTCCGGTCGGCTGCCACCCACCTGTCTTCTCCTTGTGGACCGGCCAGATTCGAACTGGCGACTATCCCCGCTAAGGGTTGCCACGCCAACGGCTGCGGTCCTGGGGATCATCCACGAGGTGCTAGACCGAACGTCGGTGACTAGTACGACGCTCACGCTTGCCTCCCGGCTTCACCCTTGCGCACCGACGGGATTCGAACCCGCACCCTTCCCCTGGCCTTACGGGGTGCTCTCGCCATGAGCTGCGGCGCGTCCGACGGTCAGGTGTGCAGGTGGCCTGCCTGCGTCTGCCGCCGGAAGTTGGTGGGGCCCGCAGGTGAGCGCCGTGGCGCAGGAACCCCTTCGCGTCTGACTGTGCGCCAGCGCGTCGGGCACCGTATTGGACCCCGCGTGGACCTGGAGAGATTCGAACTCGTCTTCCCGCACCTTGCAAGGGTGGGGCGTCCCCTGGACTCAAGCCCGTGGGGGTGGATGCCGGTCGCCGGGTGCACGAATCGTGCGCCGACCGGTAGCGGGAATCACTGACCATCTGGGGTTAGCTACCCGCCGGGCCATGGCGCCGCGTCATCGCGGAACCTGTTGGCTTCCGGCATCCACCCGATCCCCTTGCCTCATTCGCGGCGCATGACAGTTACCGGCGGACCGGGTTGTGGGCTGTGAATGAGGTTCGGGAATTCTTTCATATGCCCCGGGATGGCGCCCGGGGCGAAGTCGGCGTGTACGGGACCGTGGGTCGCCGGAAGCGAGTCGGCGCGGTGTTGCCGCGTTCGCTTGGCCCGTGAGGCGTTTGCTTGGCGACAGGTCCGGGCTAGGGTCGCATATCCGGCGGCCCACGGAGCCCGTGCACACCTTTCTTAGGTGTCTTCTTCCACTGTTGAGTTTTCAACGCGCCCCGGCTGGGGCTCCTACCCGTACACACCCCGTGGTGGCGGTGTGGGGTGCGCACCGATGGCTGGATTCGAACCAGCAGTCCTCGCCTTAACAGGGCGGCGCTCTGCCATTGAGCTACATCGGTATGGAGTTTGGGGCCGGGGCGGTGGTGAAGCCGCCCCGGGATTCAGGTTCCCGGTCGGGCGGCTTCGGTGTCATCCGGTTTTCCGGATTTACACGTCTGCCACCCGTTCGGAGGCGAAGCCCGTGTCGGGGTGCACCAGGCGCGTGTGGCTCTGGGTCCCGGTGTTCGGGTCTGTGGCCTGTCGGTTGGTCACCTGCTGTGCACCTCCTGCCGTGTTCTTCGTTCTTTCGATAACCCAAAGGTACAGTCATCTAGCACGAGACGTCAAGAGGTATTTCTGGTTTCTTTTGTATAGACAAGAACCGCAGGTCAGGCCGCTGCCAGGCCCTCCTCCGGCTCGCCCTCGGCCAGGACGGATCCGGCGGGCAGCGTCTCCTGCTCCGGCGGAGACGGCGGGGAGACCATGTCGGCGAGGCGGCCGACCGTGGCGGCGGCGGCCACCGGGTCGGCACGCAGCAGCAGCCCGGCCAGTTCGCCGACCACCTGCGCAACCATGGCGGGGGGTAGGAGGTAGAGGGCGCGGACCCGGTCGGTGGTGTCGTCCACCACGCCGCCGACGGCGTAGGCGATAGTGATCTCTCCGGCGACGGGGTGTTCGATGAGGCATCCGTCGGTGCCAGTGACGACGATGCCGTAGCGGGTGTCCACCTTGCGGCCGTTGTCGTCGTGGGTCATGGCCTGTCCGGAGATACTGCCGGGCAGGAACCGGGGGTTGGTGGTTTCCATCATGTGGTGCTCCCAGGGGTCGCTCTTACCCGTTGAAGATTGGCCGCATCATGACACAGGGGTGCGGCGGGCGGTAGCGAGGCGGTAACGGGGCGTTTACGGGACATTGCCGGGCAGAACATCAGAATCGATGATCAGGGTGACGCCGAACAGCTTCGCCCACGCCATCCCCGGTCGGGGAGAAACGGCCAGGTTGAACCGGGTCGTACGGGGCTGCGCCCCGGCCGGGGTCTCCATGAACATCTCCCATGCTTCACCCTGGGCACAATCCAGCAACAAAAAAGCTTCACCCGACGTGATCAGCATGGCGGCGCGCACCGTTGCGGTATCCAGCCCACCCGACTGCAACGCCATGGCGAAGGCGTAGACCCGCTGGATCAGCTCACGGGCACCCGGCGGCAGCGACGCGGTCATGACGGCCAGCATGGGAGGAGCGAGGCGCTTACGTCTCGCCCTGACCGGCGGCCGATACGCTAAATAACGGCTACCATGGGCCCGTCACTTGCCGCCCTTTGCATGGGGTGGCTGGTGGTCGGAGATATCCCTCTTGGGAGTCGGCGGACCCACCTTGCCCCGCAGGCGCCCGCGATGAGGGAGGCGGCACATCGAGGGCCTGACGGCGGCCAAAGAGTCGCGCACCCCTTCGGCGTAAGACCTACCCGTTGAGCCCAGCTCCGGGGGGCGGTCGAGGATCGCGCGGACCGCGCTGTCAGATCACCCTCGATGTTGTCGTTTTCAGGCGGCCACACGTACCCGGCGGCTGGTGTTCAGTCGTCCGGCGGCGTGCAGTCTCTCCACGACCACCCGCGCCCGGTCCCGGTCGGTGACGCGGTCGGTCCACATGTCGGCGAGTGCCTGAGTTCCCATCTCGACGCAGGCGTCAATACCGGCGCGGTCGGCGGGGTCGATGGCGGCCGGACGCACCGCCTCGTTAATGTGCCGCAGAGTGGGCCCGATGCCGGTAATCGGGGTCGGGCACTTCAGGCACTCACGGTAGCCGTCTTCGTTCCGCCATTCGACGGCCTGGTGGTCGTAGGGCTTCACCACGGTCATCACCCCTCTGACCTGATCATACCCAGATGTCGTTGCACACGCACTTAGTTTCCAAGTGGGGTAATCTTCGCTCCCCTGCGGCGGAACCAGGCGGCGGCCTCACCCCTTGCCGGACCGGTTCTTCGCCGCCAGGACGCGAGACAGACCCTGCACGGTGAGCCGGTACCGGCGGCGGGGGAGTATCTCCTCCCCATACTGGTCGATCTCTGTCATCTCCCAGTGGGAGTTGATCCAGTCGGAGCGTTCCAGCCTGGCCAGATCGGGATACAGGTTGCCCGACCACGACAGGTTCAGCGCGTGGTAGAGGTCGATCCCCGTCATCCCCCCATCGGGCCCGTTGAACAGGGCGACCAGGATCGCCACCTGTCGCTTGACCCGCCGCTTCCTCCCGAACATCACGCGGACTCCTTCAGGGCCTTGTCGTACTCGATCAGGGCGGCGGCCAGGGCCGACTGGTGGATGTCGGTGTAGAACGCCTGCCAGGATTCGCCGAACTCGTGTTGGGCCCATGAGCGGACGATATGGAAGGCGGCCCAGGCGCGCGCCTCCGGGCCGTCCTGGTCGGCGTGGACCTGGCCGCGCCGTTCCTGCATGGCGGCCAGCGCCGGTCCGCCGAGGAGGCGGGCGCATTCGGTGCAGTTGAGTCCGGCGGGGTGGTTGACGCTGCGGCAGGGCCGCAGCCCCTTCTCATCTTCGGGGTGCGCCGGTGTGGGGTGGCCGCACATGGTGCAGTGGGTGAACTCCGTGTCCGTGTCGCTCATACGGACCTCCTCATGTGTTGGTGTTACGGCGTTTGGGTGATCTTCTTCTCTGCTTGCCGCAGGCACGTCTTACAGGTGCGTGAATCCCGGGGCCAGTCAATCTTGCGGTAGTCGCGGTCGGTGGGCAGCCAAACCTGGCGCCCACACAACGCCCTGTAGGGAACCTTGTAACCTTCGAACCGGGCAGGCCGGGGGCTGCCTGCGGTGGTGGAGCCCTGCGGCACGGCATGGTCTGTGAATCCGACGCCGAAGTCCCGCCCCACCCAGAAGGTGGCCGGGGCGGCTGGGCGGCCGTTGCCGGTCATGGCGTTTCCGGGGTTTGCCGGTCGATGGCATGCCGTGCTGCGTCGGCGGCCATGGCGAGCATGGCCAGGAACAGTTTGGCCAGCCTGTCAGACTCCTCCTGCCAGTAGGGCTTCAGGATGGCGGCCATCATCTGGTGGTCGTCGTTCTTGTAGCAAGTGACCAACCTGATGACGTCGCGCCCTTCCGGTGACATGGTGGTCTGGTCAAGGGTGACGGGCTGCCCGGTGGTGACGTCGATGATTTCGACGTACCAGAAGTCTCCGCCAGATGGGCCGTCGCTCATCTGGTCGGCTATGAGGTGGGCCCAGGCGCACATGGCGCCGTGGACGGCCCTAATGCCATGTTCGACGATCAGTGAGGTTGCGGTGGCGGCCATTTCGCGGTCGCCTGCGAGGGCGGCGATGAGGGCCGTCTTGACGGCTTCGCCCACCTCGGGTGGCATGGTCTTGGACATTGGTGGTCCCTAGGAGTTGTGGGGCTGGGCCATATCGACGAATCTGCTGTAGTGGCCCTGGAAGGCGACGGTGATCGTCGTTGTGGGGCCATTGCGGTGTTTCGCGACAATAAAGTCCGCTTCGCCTGCGCGGGGGCTTTCCTTTGTGTAGGCGTCTTCGCGGTGCAGCAGGAGAACCATGTCCGCATCCTGCTCTATCGATCCGCTTTCACGTAGATGGACCAATTCAGGGCGTTTGTCGGCTTTCTGCTCCGGGCCCCGGTTCAGCTGCGACATCGCCACCACGGGAATCTCCAGCTCCTTGGCCAGCAGCTTGATCGACCGGGAGATCTCCGACACCTCATTCTGCCGATTCTCCGACCGGCTGCTGCCCGACGACATCAACTGCATGTAGTCGATGACGACGAACCGCAGGTCGTGCCGCTCCTTCAACCGGCGGGCCTTGGCCCGGATCTGCATCATGTTCTGATTGGCGGTGTCGTCGATGAACAGCGGCGCCTCGGTGATGGCGGCCATCCGCTTGGCCATGCGGGTCCAGTCGTCTTCGCCGAGTGTGCCGCTTCGGATGCCGTGCAGGACGACGCGCGCCTCGGCGGCCAGCAGGCGTTGCACGATCTCCAGCCGGGACATTTCCAGGCTGAAGATGGCGGTGGTCAAACCATGCTTGATGGCGGCATTTCGGGCGAAGTCGAGTCCGAGGGTCGATTTGCCGATGGCGGGCCTGGCCGCCACGACGATCATCTGCTGTGGGTGGAGTCCCCCGGTGAGCCGGTCCAGATCCTCGAAACCGGTCGGGATGCCGACCAGCTCGCCGCCCCGGCCGCCCGCCGCCTCGATCTCGTCCAGGGCGCCCGGCATGATGTCGGACAGCGGGGCGTAGTCGTCGCTGGGCCGCAGCCCTGGCACCTTGCCCAGCTCCGCCTGGGCCCGCTCCAGAACCGCGTCAGCGCTTTCCCCAGCCGGGTTCCGCGCCCAGCTCTGCACCCGGATCGTTGCTTCCAGCAGGCGGCGCAGCACCGCCTGCTCACGCACGATCTTGGCGTAGTGGGAGGCGTTGACAGCCGTCGGCGTCACCGCCGTCAGCTCATGCAGATACAGCGGCCCGCCGACGCGACCCCCTTCCCCGTTGTTCTGCAGCACGCTGTAGACGGTGACGGTGTCGGCCGGTTTGCCCTTGCCGAACAAGTCCACGACCACGTCGTAGATCATCTGGTGGGCTGGGCGGTAGAAGTCGTCCGCCTTCACCACCTCCACCACGTCGGAGATGGCGTCGCGGGACATCAGCATGGCGCCCAGCACCGACTGCTCCGCTTCGATGTTGTGCGGCGGAGGCGTCTCGAAATCCGCCTCCAGCATGTCGGTCACGCAGCCTCCAGTTTCGGCTTGCCGTCCAGGGACGTCCACAGGCGGGCGTCCATCATGCCCAGCTCTACGCAGAAGGGGTGCGGGTCAGCCAGTTCACCGGCTTGCCGCCACCGCTCCACCACGTCCAGGATCTGGGCGATGCGCTCCTCCTGGCCGGGCTTCGGGCCGTGGGCTTTGCCGCCGTCCCAGGCCAGGCCGAGCGCCTTGCGGGCCCGCCTGATCGTATGGTCCTCGACGGCGGGCGTCGTCAGGCGCAACTGCTTGGCTATCTCGCCCAGGCTCATGTTGTACTGGACCGCCATCCGGGCCACCTGCATGTGCAGCAGCGCTTCCCGGTCGCGGCGGGCCCAACGCTCCTCGATCTTCTCGTTGCGGATGTCGCCCTCCCACAGCAGCCCGTCTGGGGCGTAGTCGTCGGGAGTGCGGAACCCGTACCGGCGGGCCAGGTCCTTGGCGCGGATGTGGTGGATGCCGGTGTAGGGGATCGCGCACATCTGGTCAAAGAAGGCGTTGACGTCGTCAAGCATGTCGCGGGCGACGCGACGACGATGTCCCGTAACGATCTGGAGGATGGTGGTGTAGCCGTATCCGAGGCGGGAGCCCTGCACGGCGGCGGGCCAGCCATTGGCGCACAGCGAACCCAGCTTCCACCTGATGAGACGGGCGGGGACGCTCGTCGTAGATGCCGCGATCAGGTCGTCTTCGGTGATGGCCGCGATGCGGCGTCCGGTACTGACGAGGACAGAGTCCACCTGCCCGTTGAGGATCTTTTCGAGGCCATGGCGGGACAGTCCAGCTGCGCGAGCCACAGGCTGGTGCACCCACTCTTTGTCGTCGATCCAGGTCCGCAGGATGGTGCGAAGTTCGGATACGCGGTAGCGGCGCGGAACTCCTTGACGGACCTTCTGCCGACGTTCGGCGTCGGCAAGGCGGATGATCTCCGAACACGTGGAGGCTCCGGGGCAAGGGTAGGTGGCCCGGCATCCGGCCCGGTAGCCGAGTGCGGTGCCGTGCGGGAAGTCGGGGTCGTTGGGGTCACGCGGACGTGCGGGCATGCAGCATCACTCCTTGAGGGTGGACCCGGTCGCTCACGGGTACACTCATTTAGTATGACCGCTCGTTGCGGAATCTGGCAAGGACGTCAGCCTCCATCGCTGCCGCGTTCGCTCTCATGACCTGCACCAACGCTTCACAGATCTCGCGTGCCTGACGCCGGGTGAAGGCGTGGCCTTCCTCGTCTGAACGGGCGGCGTCCCACCTCTGCACCACCCCCGTAGCGTCCCTGATTTCGACGCTGGGGCGGGTCAGGCGGATGGCGTGCCGGTGGATACGGAAGGGCCGGGATGGGCGCCACCGGGTGCGTTCCAGGGCCGCAGACAGGGCGTCGTGGAGGTCGTACGGGTTCAGGATCGCTCCTCCTCTTCTGCGGTCAGTGGGCCGGTCGGGTGCGCCTCCGCCGTAGTGGCTTCATCGGAGCAGGCCCAGACGGCGAGCATCGCCGGGAGGGTGGAGTCGTAGGAGTTGACGCCCACCACGTCGCCGGTGGGACGCAGGCGGCACACGACGGCCAGGGCTGGGGCGTAGAGCAGGTCGGCGAACGCCGCCACCACGATGTCGATGGCGGCGTTCGACGGCATTTCGGGCATGGGTATAGCAGGGCTCACAGGGGGTCTCCAAAGGTATGCCCGGGTCGCTCTACCGGGCCGGTCGGACCCCTCAATTCTACAATCATTTAGCGGATCGGGTGTGGCTTTGTCATATCGGCACACCCCAGCCCTGAAACAGCGTCGCCGTGTAGGTGAGCCGGACCTGCCCCGCCCGTCCGGCAGCGCCCGCCAAGGTGCCCGAGTTGGTGCCGCCCGCCCCGCCACCACCACCGCCAGGGCCGGATGCTGGAGTTGTCGCGTTGTTGGACCCCTGAGTGCCGCCGGTACCACCAGGCCCACCGCCGGTGACTGCCGTCGCACCCGCGCCTCCGGCGCCGCTGCTCGTTGACGCGTTACTCCCCGCGTTGCCAACGGCGGCGGTACCAGCGGAACCTCCTCCACCTCCACCGCCGCCCCAGGAGGAGTTGCCCGCACCGCCCGCACCGCCGTTGAAATGCGTGCCTGTCGCCGTGCCGGTGCCGCCTGCACCGCCCGCACCCGCCGCAGCGGAAGCGCCTCCGCTGCCGCCGTGTCCCGTCACCGTGACGGACGTGCCCGTGAAAGTCGAGCTCCCTCCGGAGCCGCCGGTCGCCTGGGCTACGCCGGTGCCGCCCGCACCGACCGTGTAGGAGTAGCCGGTGCCGGGCGAGACCGCCACGCCGGTCACCTTGGCGTACTCGCCGCCGCCGCCTCCTCCGCCGTTCTTGGACGTGGACGCGCCACCGCCCGCGCCGCCGCCGCCCCAGCATTCGACGTCAACGCTGGTGACCCCGGATGGGCAGGTCCACGTAGATGTGCCCGCCGTGGTGAACGTGTCGGTCGCCATCAGCAGAGAATCTGCACTACTAGGTCCGCCCCGGCCACGGTGCTCCCAATTTGATCTATGTCCACGGTGAAGTAGGCCCCATCGGCGATCGTCGTCGTGTTCATGTTCGTGACCTTGCCGGAGGTGTTTCCGCTGATCGCGATCGTCGGCCGGTTGCCCTGCGTAGAGAAGATCGTGGTGCCGTTGACGTTGATGTCCACGATGATCGCGGCGCCCGTGGGGGCCGTGCCGACACTCGCGCGTACGCCCTTGATGTCGAGGGTGGCGGTGGTGTCGTTGTAGATCCGGAACGTCCCGGCGCCCGTGGTCAGAGTGCCAGCGCGGGAGAACGGGAACAGAATCCCCGCCTCGACAAGGTGTTCCGCACCTGCACTGTTACGCGTCCACAGCACCGCATTGGGCCTGGCGAATACGGCGCACCATCCGGACGGCGGATTGCCCGGACTGGCTTGCTCCGGCAGCGCCACCGCGCTCGCGAACTTCGGCATCAGACGTCCTTGGTTTCGAGCCCCTCCGGGCGCCAGCCGACTCCGTGACAGTGATCACACTGCACGAGGCGTTGTGCGACGGCCAGGGCGCGCAGCCGGTGCGGGAACGGACGTGGCTCGTCGGTGGAGGTGGAGTAGCACGGCTCCCCTGGCTCGGCCAGGCAGCAGGAGCAGGTCGCCTCCAGCGGATCCATGTTCACGCCCTGGCCTGCACGACGACGCGGTAGACGGCGGAGGAGGCGGAGTTGGCTGAGGTCAGGGAGATGTTGTTGGTGTCCACCACGATCTCGTCCATGTAGACGCGGGCGCCGCCGGTGTTCTCGTACACGAACACCTGGACGTCCTTGGTCCCCAGGTTGTGGGTGATATTGAGGGCGCTGCCGCCGGTCAGCGCGCCGACGTCGGCGGCGTAGGCGGTGACGGCGACCAGGTTGGTACGGGCGGCCGACGCGCTGGTGGCGTTGGTGCCGCCCTTGCTGAGGGGTACCAGGCCCACGGTGATGTCGTTCGAGTTCACCGTCAGGCTGCCGTCGGCGGCCACGACGTCGAACGTCGAACCGGTCAGGGTCAGACCGGCCCCGGCGACGTAGGTGGTGCCGGAGGTCGTGTAGACGGTCCACGTCTGCGTCCACGAGCCTGGCGAGCCTGACGGGGTGGCCGTCTGGATGTACTGGCCGCCCGCGTAGGTGCCCTCGGCTACGGCGACGAGGGTGCCGTCCAGGATCTCCCCGGTGGCGTCGGCGTCGGGAGCGCGGGTGGCGGCGGAGCCGGACCCGTTGAAGACGTAGATGCCGTTCTGGGTGCCGGTCGTCTGCCCGGCGGCCAGGAATCGGTCGCCGCTGGTCAGGGTGACGCCGTCCACGGTCGTGCCGGGGCCGGACAGGGTGACGTTGGATTGGGTGGCCACCCTGACGGGGTCCTTGACGCCCACGATCCCGGCCCGCGCATCGTCAACGTACTGTTTGTTGGCGGCGTCGGTGCCGGTGCTGGGCGCCAACAGGTTGGTGATCTTCTGGGAGTTGAGGGATACCGACGCCGTCGGCGCCGCCATCTGGTCCAGGCGGGACGTACGAACCTGCGTGTCGAAGTCGCTGATCGTGGACGCGGTCTGAGTGCCGGTGTGGTTGGCGCGGGCCAGCGGGTCGGTGGCCAGTTTGGACAAGGCGATGGCGGCGCCGGAGGCGACCTTGGCGTTGGTGATCGTGTCGTCGGGGATGTCCCCGCCATCCATGCGGACCCAGGATGTGCCGTTGTAGTACTTGTCCACCGGCGGCGTCAGAGACGTGTCGGTCCACATCTGGCCGGTGACCGGGCTGCTCGGCGCAGTGCCGGACGCTTCCGGCGTCAGCCCCTTGACCGGAATCTTGGACGTGTCGATCGGCGCCAAAAACTTCGGCATCCTGCCCCCTACGAGGTGAGGTCGAGTTGGCCAGCCATGGGGAAGGCCCACTCGACGCGGACTTGTGTGGGGGTGGGATAGGAGACGTCGCCCTCAATGAGGACTCCGCCGGTATCGGTAGCGATCACGTTGGGGGTGATGGGGATCGTGTGGGTGACCTGCCACACCGCCAGCGGGGAGGCGAAGACGTAGGTCTGCTGTATCGCTCCGCCGGGAGGTCCTGCCGGACCGGTAGGCCCGGCAGGACCCTGCGGCCCGGTCGTGCCGGGCGGCCCCTGCACGCCCGGCATGGTGAGTTCCAGGGCGACGTCAGGGCCGCCGTCAACGGTGACGGTCGTCTGAGAGTCGATCTCGACCAGAATGGCGCCCGGCGCCTCGACGACCTCCAGCAGGATCGTCACCGGGTCACCTCGGCGGACACCTCAACCTCGCCCCGCAGCAGCCGCGTGGTATCGCCACCCGGCGACTCAATCTCCAGGTCATAGACGCCGTAACGCCACGTCCAGGCGGCGGTGACGTCGTCGGCGACGGCCAGCCGGATCTCCCCTTCGGCGGCGTCCACCGTGATGCCGGATCCGACGGTCAACGACAGCAGCGGAGTCGGCGACGTGATCGACTCACGGACCTGCATGCGTACGGCGTAGCCGGTCAGGTCGATCGGCGTGGGCGGGTCGTCGGCCGGGTTTTTGAGGCGCAGCAGCATGGACCAGGACTCACCCTGGCCAATTTCGATCTTCCAATACGCGGCTGGCACGCGGCCCACCGTGACGGACCGGGACAGTTAAGGTCGCGCCCTACAGGCACGAAAAAGCGGGCCCCGACGCCGTGTCGGTGGCCCGCTCCTGTTGGGGTTTAGAACGGCGGCTCCTCCGGAGCGTTAGCTGGGGTCGCCCACGGGTCGTTCGCCGGTGCGCCACCCTGCCCGTGCTGTCCGTTGCCGCCCTGCCGGGCCGTCTTGTTGACCTTGGCGGTGGCGTTGCGCAACGACGGGCCGACCTCGTCCACCTCAACCTCATAGGTGGTGATCTTATGGTTCTCCTTGTTGGTGTACTGCCGCTGCTTCAACCGGCCCTGCACGATGACGCGGGAGCCCCGGATCAGACTCTCGGCGACGTTCTCCGCCATCTGCCGCCACACGTTGCAGCGCAGGAACAGCGTGTCGCCGTCCTTCCACGTGTTCGTGGCCTTGTCCATGAAGCGGGGGGTGGAGGCGATAGTGAACCCGGCGACCGCCTCCCCCTTGCCGGTGAAGCGGAGGGTGGGGTCGTCGGTCAGGTTCCCGACGAGCGTGACGACGGTGTCTCCTGCTGCCATGGTGATCTCTTCTCTACTCGTTGTGGATTTGCTGGGGCGTCAGGCGACGCACTTCTCCCAGTCGGACCAGGTGTTGGGGCGGCGGAACCGGCCGGTGCCGAACTCGCCGAACTGCAGAATGATCTGCAACGCGACGCCCGCCTCGACATGCAGCCTGGTCAGCCCGTCATGTTCGTTGTCGAGGTAGGCGTCCTGGAGGCTCTCGTCCCACTCGTCCTTGAACCCAGGCTCGACGATCCCGGCGACGCTGTGCAGCACGGAGGAGGTGCCGTAGGGCCGCTTCGGGTCGATGGCGGGGGCGCCGAACTCCGGCCCCCGCCAGGTGATGCAGGCCCGCCGCAGCAGCGCCAGATGACTGTCGGTGATCTCGAACTCGGTCAGCCGGTCGGCTTCGCGGATCTGCTTGCTGTAGACGTCGTCCATGTGGGGTGTCTCCGTTCAGTTGGTGGGCCACAGGAACACGGCCAGGAGGGCGCCCGGCGGCGCCGGATCGTATGCGTCGGCGTCGTCGCGGCTGAGCCGGTCCGGCTCCGTCATGTAGTGGTCGCCGCACCAGGGCTGATTCGGCATGTACATGCCGACGTCCACCCCGTCCTTGAGCGGAAGGGGGGAACAGCCGTTGTCCTGGGCAGACGCGTCGCTGGACAGCACCACGAGGGTGTTCCCGGGGGTGCCCTTCGCCTTCAGTTCGGTCAGGGCGGCCAGCAGCGAGTCGAGGGTATGGGAGTCGGCTATGGCGTCCGTGATGCTCATCGTGGGGCCTTTCGTGCGAGTGGAATGTGCAGGGTTCCGGAGGTGTGATCGCAGGTGACTGGGAATCCGGCTCCGGCGAGAGCACGCGAGGCGGTGATGCGGTTGGTGCGGCCGGTGACCCGGACGGCGAGGCCGCCGTTGATGTGGCGGACAGCCGCCACGGTGCCCCAGACGGGCAGGGAGCCAACGACCAGATCAACAACACGGTCGAGATCGGTGGCGTGCATGGATACACCTCCTGGTCGAGCCAGCCGGGTCGCTCAACCGGCCAGCACGTTACAACACCCGATTGTACAGTCATTTGGCGTCAAGTGATAGGGGAAGTCCAAGCCGCCTCCCAGGTGATCGGCCCAACCACGCCGTCGGCCACCAGCCCCTTCTCCGCCTGGAAGGCGCGGGCAACGTCGGCGTCGGCGCGGGCCCACGCCGAGTCCACGACGATGGACCAGCCGCGCTGCCGCATCTGCCGCTGCCACGTAGCGACGTCGCTGCCGCGCATAGGCGGGTTCTTCACCGTGAAGTAGCGGCCCGGCCACACCGGCACCTGGACGGCGGTCACCGGCGGCTCCGTCGTGATGGCATTAAGCGCCTCATGGACCATGGCCAGGAACCAATCCCACGGGAAGCCCGGCCCCGGGTCGGTGTGGTCGGAGCGTTTGTAGACGGCCGACACGTCGGCGTGGCAGGTGATGCCGCGATTGCCTGCCGCCAGCTCCGCCCGGGTCAGCCGCCGGACGGGCAGGCCGTACTTTGCGCACCAGGCGGCGGTCACCTTGGCCGCCTGACCCAAGGCCGCCTTGGAGTAGTCATCCAGCCATTCGTCGCGGGACTGCCGCATGTATCCGGCGATCTCCAGTTGGAGGCCGTCAGTGTTGGCGCCGGGCGCGGCGTACGCGGTGTCCTCGTCGGGGACGCAGCGCACCGCAGAATCGTTGTCTACGCAGATGTGGGCGGAGGCGACGACGCCGGAGTCCCGGAAGTAGCGGGCCACGTTCTCGGCCGTCAGCGGCCCCTCAGGGGCTTCCGCATCGTGGATGACGACGAGCCGGACGGTGGCGAGGCGGCCCTTTCTGTACTGGCTGGACAGGATGGTCTGCATATCGGCACGGTCGCGCCCGACAGGCATTAACGTCGCGGGCTGCGACACGCAGACGCCCCGCCGAAGCCTTGCGGCAAAGACTCCGGCGGGGCGGGAACGGGGGATCAGGGGGTGTGCTTCCAGGCGGTCCGCTGCGCCGGGTCGGCGTAGACGAGGCCGAATAGGAGGGTGGCCGGGCTGCACCGGTCAGGGTCGGGCACGAGGCGTACGGAGGAGCCGCAGATCTGCGGCTTGTGCTTCAGCACCATGACGCCGTCCCAGATGTCGGCCGGATGTTCGGAGCGGAAGCCGAGCAGGCCGTCTCCCGCCTCCAGCCTGGCGACGGGGACGGGGGTGACCGGGTATACGCCGGTGGCACAGAACAGCATCCAGTCGCCGGGGCGGAACGTGACGACTCCGCTGTTGCGGGTGGCGACGCGGTAGCCGCGCTGTTGGGTGACGGAGAAGTCGGCGCCGAGGGCGGAAAGTGTTCCCGCGATGGCGCCGTGTGTTTCGAATGCGGATTCGTCGGCTTGCTGTTCCAGGGCGGGGATGTGGAACACGGTTCTGATCGGTGGCAAGGTGGTCTCCTTTTGGCGGCGTCGCTCTAGCCGCTTTCGTCGATTCTGGTGGGCAGTTCGGATTGTATGGAGCGGTAGTGCGGGCTCGGTTGCTCGCGTGGTGGCGGCGGTTTGGTCACTTCTTCCAGGTAGGCGTTGACTCGGGCGTAGATGTAGTCGAGCAGGGCTTTGGCTTCGACTGTGTTGACGCCTTCTCCTAGGTGGAGCCTGACCTGGTTCGTCCAGTCGAAGCTGATCACTAGGCGGAAGCGGTCGAGTTGAAGAGTCGGAGGTCGCCTACCTTGGGGTTGTTGTGGAGCCATCGTCTGGTTTGTCCTGTCCTGTCAGGCAGGCGATTAGCGTCTGCGGCTCCACCATGTCACGGTTAAGTTTCGCCAGGTAGGCGATCGACAGGGCCCGCTGATTGGCATCGGCGATCATGACCAGTCGGCGCATGACCTCTCTGCTGTCAGCTTCCGCCTTGGACTTAGCGGCTATAGCCCTCCGAAGCATGGTCAGGAGGGCCAAGTCGTCTACGTCGCCACCCATGATTCCTCCCGCTTCTCCCGCGCACGCTTTCGGTACGGATGTGGGGTCGCCCGTCCCACTTCTACTCATCCCCACCATGGCACGCATTTAGCGGCAGGTCTCGGACTGTTCGCATTTAGTTATCAGACGGTGCGAGGTCGTCAAGGATTCTGCGCGCCACCTGGTAGGCGAAGTAGCCGGGGCACTCCTCCGGCGTGACGTACAGGTCGCCGCAGGCGGTGCACTCCCACACTCCGGAGTTGTCGGGTCGGTAGGGCGCCTCGTGCACGTCGTGGCCCTGCTTGGCCAGCCTGCCGAGCAGGCAGCCCAGCGACCACGACTTGTCGGCCAGGTCGGGGATGCGCACCTTGCCGCTTGACAGGAGCGAGCCCGCCCGGCCGAGAGCTTCATGAGTCTCGGCCGCCTCCGCTTCTGCCACGTCCAGCCGGTTGCGCAGCATCTCCCGCAGCGGGGCGATTACAGCGCACAGTTCGTCGGCGGCGGCCCGCCAATCGTCGCGGGCGTCCAGCGGCACCGCGTTGATGGTCCAGTGGTTGACCAGGTAGCGGCGCTGCTCCGCCGTCTTGCACATCGCCATCTCCTCCCACGGGTTGGTGCGGAGCGGCCCCGCCGTGGTGGACAGTTCCACCGCCCGGTCCCGGATGTCGGTCAACCGGGCCTTCTCGGCGTCGTAGGCGGCCTGCGCCTCCGCCCGCTCCTCCTCGTCCATCCAGTCGGCGGGCGGCAGCATCCCGATCGGCTTGATCGCCTTCTCCGGGTCTTCGCGCCGCCGGTGGTAGATCTCCTTGCCCCAGAGGGCGTCCACCAGGGCTCCGTCGATCCATTCGTAGTCACTGCCGGTTACCAGCAAATGCTCCAGGGCGGCCGTCCGGTTGGAGTATCCGGCGGGCCAGAAGCGGATCAGCCGTTCCACGGTGCAGTCCACCGAGTCGCACGGGTAGTCCGGCAGCCGGGTTTCCCGGCCACACCGTTCACACGTCGTCATCGTCGTACTCCTGCCAGGACTTCTTGGGGGTGCCCGTCAGACGGCGCACGATGGCGGCGCCGGGGCCGGATGCGGTGGCCAGGTTGTCCTGGTGGCGGTGCCGCCACCACCAGCGGGCCGTGTGGATGACGTACGCGGGCCACAAGATCCACCACAGCCACAGGGTGGCCAGATGCTCGAACGCCTCGTCAGTGCCGTCCAGCCGCAGAATGACGGCGCCGAGGCCGGTCAGGGCGATGCCCGCGCCGACGCCGCACAGGAAGCCGGTCATCGTCCGTCCTCCTTGGTCATGCCGAGTGCGATGAACATGAAGGCGGTGACGAATCGGTCCTTTGCTCTCAACCTGGGCGACCTGGGCGAGCTGGGCACCTGACCCTTCTGGACCATTGCATGCGCGTCCAGCGCCCACTGCGGGAAGACGACGGGGCCCAGGCCGTGTTCGGCCCGAATCTCGTTGATCAGGTAGGTCGCCTGGACGTCCGTCCAGTCTCCTTCGAGTGCGAGCAGGAGACGCTTGCGGACAGCCATGCGGGCCTTCATGTCGGGCCGGGCCGCAGCCACCTGCGGATCGGGGATCGCATCGGCGTCGGGCATGGGCACGTCGTAGCGGAAGATGAGCCCGTTCATGAGGACGGCCAGGTGGTGCCCGAACGGGCCCGGTTCGAACGCGAACATCTTGGCGTAGTGCCATTCGTCGATAACGTCCTCGACGGCATGGCGCCCGGTCGCGATCTCGCCTCTGGCCGTGAAGCACATGCCATGGATGGTGCTGTCTCCGGCGACGGTGGCGGCGTTGCGCAGCGCGTCGGCGGCCTGCTCCCGTGTGATGCGGATGCTGATCATTTCACTCCTCAATGGGACTGGCGGTTCGGTCACGGCCCCTCCAGTTCTTCGCGCTGGTTGACGTAGTGCACGAGGGCCTGGTAGGCGTCCTCGGCACGGGAGGAGACGCCGCCGTTTTCGTTCTCCAGCAGTTCGAAGATGAGGTCGGCGTACTCGGCCAGGAACGCCTCAGCGGGCGTCTGGTCGGGCATGGGCACGTCGAAGTGGAAGACGGTGAGTCCGAGCAGCATGGACAGGTCGTAGCCGAACGGTCCCGGCTGGTAAGCGAGGAGGGTGGCGTGTTCGAGCTGGACCATCAGCACGTGGATGGCCGTCTCCTCCGAGACGAGCGCGCCGCTGGAACTGTGCCACAACACTTTGACCGTGCCGTCCTTGGCGGCGGCGCGCAGTGCGGCGGCGGCCTGCTCGCGGGTGATGCGGATGCTGGTCATGTATTTCTCCATTCCGGCATTCCCAGGGCCAGGAAGGCGCTGCGCAGGGCGTATTTGGCGGCGTAGTCGGAGTGGCCGCTTGCCGACGCTTCGATTTCGCGGATGAGGTCGATGCCGACCGGTTCCAGGCCGTGTCCGGCACGGATCTCGTTGACCAAGGCGTGCATCTGTTCCGCTTCCCAGGCGACCCAGGCGAGTTCCTGTCCGCCGTCGGGGGCGGCCACCAGGTCTTCCCGCTCGTGCCGCTGTTGGGTGATGCGGAGGAGTAGCTGCCAGAAGCGGTCGCGTGTCTGCATGCGTTCACGGATGGGGACGGTAGGCCCCGGGTTCGTCATGCTGGACCTCCTGTAAGTCGGGCGGCCACCCTCGGGGGATCCGGGGTGGCCGCTGAATTCGACGGGTCGATCTACTTGTAGAAGCTGTCCGGGTCGTTGTAGATCTTCTTGAAGTCGGCGCTCGCCTTGTCGTGCTCCGGGCTGCCGAGCGGGGTTGATGTCAGCCGGTCCACGACCTTCTTGGTCTTGGATACGAGCGACTTCTTCAGTTCGCCGGGCTTCGGCTGGTCGGACTTCGCCATGTTGATCTCCTTGTGCTGATGATGTTGCACGTGATGTTGCACGCCCCGGAGGGGCCAACAACATCGCTTCCTCCTGGTTGGGTCGCTCCCCAACACCACTCAATGTACAGGCGTTTAGCGTCTGCGGCTAGTGGTTGCCCTCAGTCTTTGCGGACACCCGCGCGTAGGTCTCCCCGCCAAACTCCTCCCGCAGTGCGGTAAGCGTCCGGTCGGCGTCTTTTACCCAGCGGTCGGCGTTGCGGGCGGCGTCCCGGCGTTCACGGCGAACCGCGTCGCCGTCCCATTGCGCGTTGATGAGGGCGTTCAGGGTTACGCACAGGGCGTCCGCGACCGCCTTGCCGTGCCTGAGGTCGGACAGGGGGTCTGAGATGTCGTTCTCCAGGATGCTGCTCAGCCACGGGGCCAGGTCGTGCAGCTCTTCGCCGGTCAGGCGGAAGGTCACGCCGGACAGTTTGTAGTCGGGAATGACGTCCATGATCAGATGAACTCCTTTCGGGGATCGTTTTCCACCCAGTCCTCCAGATCCAGTAGCACCTGGTTGGCCAGCTCGCGGCGGTCGTATGTGCTGCCGTCGAACTCGACGGTGGCGGCGGTGTCGCGCCACCGCTCCATCTCGTCGGCCAGCATTTCCAGGAGGTACAAGCCGTACTCGCCGAGCAGGATGTCAGCGTTGATCGCACGCTGTAGGCCCGCTTCGAAGTACTTCTGCTGCCGCTCCTGCTTGCTCAGCTCCGGGCTACTCATCCTCGGCTACCCCCCAGGAACGCTCGGACATTCCGTCACTGAAGATCCAGGCGGCCATCAGCCGGTCGGCGATCTCGTTCTGCTCAGCGAGGGACAACGCGCCCCATGCCTGCGGGGTTAGGCAGGTGTCCGCCTCGTGGTCGAAGTTGAAGGGCATGCCGCTCAGCGTGAACGACATGGACAGCCGGACGGTTGGGGTGTTCATGTCGATCTCCTTAGGACTTGCCCAGCTTCTTGTCGGCCCTGGCCTTGACATTCCGGGCCGTCCTGGTCGCCGACTGAAGGTCGGCGTTGTCGCTCTTGCCGTGCTTGGTGATGAGGTCGTCGCAGGCGGCGGACAGCTTCTCCAGGTCCACACGCTGCTGGTCTGTGATCTTCTTCATGGTGGATGCTCGCTTTCTCGGGTTCTCCTGGCGTCGGGTCGCTCAACCGACGCGTTCCTACGGGTTTATGCCGCCCTGGCTTCGCCCTGGGCGACCGTCGTGCCCTCCACGGGCTGTGAGTGGTCGCTGACGGCCCAGTTGTGCCAGCGGTGCGGAAGAGTCTCAACGACGCTCCAGGCGGCACCCTGGAGCCGGGCAGCTTCGCTGCGGGCGTGCTGTTCGGCGTCGGCCTTCGTGGTGAAGCCGCCGCGCGTTTTGGCCAGGGTGCCGTCGGCGTAGAAGGCGTGCGCGATGAACATCACCGCTCCGCCCGGTAGTAGCCGTCGGCAGTGGGCCGCATCCGTGACAGCTTGACCCGGATGGACCGACCGATGTGACTGACCGCCCACGGGTAGGGCTGCTCGCAGCGGTGACGCAGCGCGTCGGTGTTGCAGTCGAGCATTCGGCGCGTCTCGTCCGTGTCAGTCAGCACCACGCCGTAGGCGTAGCCGTCGGTGATGGCGGTGATGCGGAAGGTCCGGCCGCGCGTCAGAACGCCGTAGTTGGCCCACACATCGCCCACAACCACCGGGGCGCCCACGATTCGGCCGCGCGGGTCACGCTTCGGCGTCGGCGGCAGCGACCGCTGCCATTGCTCGACCGCCGCAGCCAGATCGGCGGCCTCGTCGCCGGTCGGCATGGACAGGTGACGCAGCAGTTCATACAGGTCGTCGTAGGTCTCGTTGACGCCGGGGCCAGCCACGATGGCGCGGCTGAACCCGGCGCTGGTGTAGAACACCTCGATGGTGAGGCCGTCGATGGTGGCGGCCAGGTAGTCGTCGCCGTCCGGGCTGGGCAGCAGCACCGTGGCGGCGCCGTGCGCCTCCAGGTGCGCGCCCAGCTCGGCGGAGGTCATCGTCGTCATGGCCGGGCTCAGTTCCGGTGTCCGCCGCGCCGGTGACCGGTCCGCAGGGCGTTGGCCAGCTCCTTCAGCGTGGTCGCGCTGCCCAGTTCGCATTCGGTGGCCACGCAGCCGTCGCGCATGAACCGGCCGTCGATCTCGTCGAATGCGGCGGTGACCATGCGGTCGCAGCGCTCTCCGAGGTAGGCGTGGACGTACTTGACGCCGTCCTCGTATTCGATCTCCGTTCGGGCGCCCTGCTTGGCGCACCAGTCGGCGAACATGCGCGGGATGGCGGAGTAGTCGTCGGGCAACGTCCGATCGATGATCGGGTGGGGCGGGTTGGTCAGCATGGGTTCCTCCTGTGGGTGTCGGGTCGCTCTCCAACACCCTTCCAACGTACACCCATTTAGCATCTACGTCCAGCGTGGGCGGACAGCCATTTAGCCCCTACTCGTCGCCGTCAAACCCCTGCTCCACCACATCACCCTCCACGACACCGGAGGCGCCCCCGTCGATCGCTGCCAGCTCAGCGTGCAACCGCTGCGCCAACTCCCCGATAGACGCTGAATGCTCCACCTGGATCGCGCCACCGCCCGGCCCGGACACCTCCGTAGGCTGCCGCCCCCAGCCGCGATCCCAGAACCGGCGAGCCAGGATCTCCAGACCGACCCGGCCATCCGCCGGGGCCGTCTGCTCCTCCTCCTCCACCGTCCCGTCAGGCTTCCGCCGTGTGACGCGCTTAACGACGTAACCGCCCATTGCTGCTTTCATCACCGATCCGGCGACAACCCGCACTTCAAGCTCATCACGCGCCCGATAAAGATCCTGAAGGAACTGAACCTTCCAACTTGGGGCGTTGGGTTCTTCGGCTTCGTTGATCCAGTTGTAGAGGGTGCGTTCGCTGATGCCTGCGGCTCCGGCGGCGGCGTTGAAGGTGGCGCCTGCTCGGACGGCGTTGACGATGCGGTCGTGGATTTCGGGGGTGAGTTTGGAGCGTCGGCCGCCTGTGCGGCGTCGTGTGGGTGCGGTGTCCATAGTGGGGTCTACGGTGACCGGGGGCTGGTGTTTGTGTCGCGTGGTGGCGTACAGGAACGCCCCCGGGTCCTGTGTGGGGCGCCGGGGGCGTTGCTGGTGTGGGGGGGGTCAGGCGTCGTCGTCCTCGTTGTGCTGTTCGAGGAAGGTGGTGTAGGCGCACGCCTCCTTCCAGCGTTCGGCGGCTTCGATGTCGCCGACCATGCATTTCAGCAGTAGGTAGAGGTCGGGGAAGGCGTCTTCACCGGATGCGTCGTCGCTGGGGTCCAGGAGGGCGAAGGTGATCTCCCCGATGGAGGTGGGGATGGTGTCGGGGTTGATGTGCTCCTGGCTTGGGTCGTGCGGGCTCATCTCCCATGTGGTGCCGGTCGGCATGGCGGTGCTCTGGCGTGACCAGTTCAAGTAGGTGATCCACCGTTCGGCTTGGTGGCGGAACGGAATGGGGCCGTAGCGCAGGGTGTCACGGCCGGGCCTGGTGATGACGACATCCGTCATAGGGTCGCCGGTGTGTGGGTTGATAGCGCGCGGGTCGTGGCTCATGACTGCTCCTTGATGGCGGCGCGGCGGCGGTCGCTGCGGGTGCGCAGGCGTTTGGTTCCGCGTGCGTGGCGTCCTGCTGCGTTGCTGGTGCGGAGTCCGGCCAGGCGGGCGCCGGTTGCGGTGGGGGCGGTGCGCTTCATGGCCGGTCTTCCTTTCGTGGGGCCGCCCATCCGGAGCGGATGGGCGGCGGTGGTGCGGTCAGGCGAGAGAGAGTCCGTCTTCGGTGGACACTCCGCCGTAGAAGCGTCTGTCGAAGTAGTCGATCTGCGGCTCGCTGCCGTCGTGGTTGTAGGCGTTGGAGACGGCCTTCAGTTCTTTGGCCAGGGCGCGGAGGGCGTCAGTGGGCATGGCGCGCTCGTGGCCCCAGTCGTCGGTGACGGTGGTGAATCCCCACAGGTCGGGGATGTTCTTGACCGTGATTTCGATGCTTCCGCCGCCGCTGTAGTAGGAGGTGCGGACACTGAAGGTGATCTGGTCGGGGGCGTCGCCGATGGGGTCGATGACGGCGATGTCGCCGGGGACGGCCGGGGTTGTCTTGGCCAGTTTGCGGGCCAGGGCGAGGTCGGCGCGGATCATTTTGGCGATCTCGGTGAGGGTCTTGCCGGTGGTGAGGTGGTACTTGTCGCCGTACCAGCGGTTGTAGAGGTTCCAGCCGCTTTCGCCGCCGTCGGTCTTGGCCTGGCCGTTGAGGAGGCGGGCGAGGGCGCGGGCGGCGTTGCTGCGTTCGCCGTCGCCGGTGGTCTTGCGCTCGATGATGGCGCGCAGGGTGGCGATGCGGCGTTCGCGGCGGTCGGCCTTGGTGGTGGTGCTCATGTTCTGCTCCTGTACGTTGGTCGCTCTCCAACACCACCAACGTACAGTCATTTAGCGTCTCAGGTCAAGGGGTTGGGGGGCGCAGCATCTTCGCGAACTCTGTCACCTGCTCATCCATCAGCGTGATCGTCAACAGCCGCCGATCGTTGATGTGCCGCATGCGCACGGACACGACGAAGTCCAACGGTGCGTTCATCGCGGTGAAGAAGTCGGTGATGGTGTCGTAGTCGGCGCCGAACTTCTCCCGCACCTCCGCCTCTTCTGCCTCCCGGGCCTTCCTCGCTTCCGCGATCTCCGCCTTCGTCTTCGCGTCCTGCTCTGCCACGAGCGCCTGGTAGGCATCCGGCAGGATGACCCACAGTGCGCGGGCGTTCGGCTGGTGATACACAGCGCCGTACTTGCTCACCAGGAAGCCGAAGGTGTCCACAGTGAACCGCAGCGTCTGGTCGGACTCCCACTGGAAGTCGTAGCGGTCGGCGTCCGGTGCGTCCGGCGGCAGCGGCACCATCTGGTCCGTCAGGCTGCCGTCGATCTCGCTGCGCCAGATCATCACCTGCCCCGCTTTGCAGGCCGCCCTCAGCCACTCCAACGCCTTGTCCTGGTGGGTGTGCAGCGCGGACGCCAGGTAGCGGACGACATACTCCTGCCGGACGAACTCCGCTTCGCTGCCGTCGTCTGCTCTGATGCGGTGCGCGGGCCAGCCGTGCATGCCGTTCTTCGACGGCATCTCCCGCAGTGCGGCGGCCACCTCTTCGGGGGTCGCAGGGACACGCTTAGCCATGGTCTTCTCCTGTCGCGCATTCGGGTGCGGTGGTGTGGAGTTCGCCGCAGGGGCACATGTGCAGGCCAGCCGCAGCCGCTTCTGTCGCCATCCGGTCCATCACGGCGGGATAGTGGCCCATGCGGTTTTGCGTCTTCAGTTCGAGCTTCAGCAGTCTGCACGTGTTGTCGTGGTTGAATCCGAACTCCTCGCGGATCACCTGCCATTTGCCGAGCATTGGCCGGTCCGCGTCGTAGGCGGCCACCAGTTCCTCCAGAACCCTGGCGAGGTCTTCTCCGGCGCTCATCCCAGAACCTCCTTCAGGGCTTCGACTGCGGGAACCAAGGTGATGGTCCCATCGGGGTTGTGCGCGGCCACCATCCGGTCGGGCCGGTCCGGGAACGTGTGGATGTCGCCCCACCGGGAGGCGGGGATGCGACCGGGCAGGACATACCAGTGGACGGCCGCCTCCATGCCGCCGCCGTGGTGGATCAGGCTGTCACGGACATCGCGGCGCATCTTCGACAGGGCGGGCGGCCAGTCGAGCCAGCGGATCGCGGGCACGTTCACGGTGATCCGTACTTGCTTCTTGTCGTACAGCGACCCTTCCATGCCGTGGGAGACGTCGCCCAGGTCGGGCAGGTCTGTCAGCCACACCACCTGCGGTCCGGCGTTCGGGACGGTGCGGGAGAAGTTCGACTCGGTCGGCCGGATCACCCCGTCTGCCTGGATCTTCGGCAGGTGGTACAGGCTGGTGAAGTGGTAGAGGGTCACGACGCACCATCCTTCCCGCCCGAACCGGGCAGCAGGACGCCCAGGGGGGCCCTACGGCGCTCCGCACGGGTGCGGGCGGCCCCGACAGCACGGGCGGCGTCAGCGCGGCGCAGCGACTCGTACCGGTCCGGGCGAGCCACCCCGGCGTTGTCCACCCTGCGAGACAGGATGTGCAGGTAGGCGACCTCCGATTCGATCGTGACGGCTACCCGCCACGACAATTCGGCCCGGCCCGCCGGATCCGGCGCCGTCGCAGGGTCGGGGCGGGGGGAGGCGAACTCCCACGCGATGCACTCCTCCAGCCACGCGGCGTGCGCGGGCCGGTCGGCGGTCGCTTCGCGAAGCGCGGCAAGCCGCTCCTGGACGATCTCTTGATTTCTGTCGTTCAACGGATCTTCCCTGTCTCGGGGCAGATGGAGTCGAGGCGGTGCTGCTGACCGGTGAAGCGGGTGATGGTGGCGCGGCGGCCGAAGTTGTTGACGTGGACCACGTCGTAGGTCTCCAACGTCCCGGACACGGCGCCCTGCTGCCGCCATGTGGTCACGAGGTCGCGGGCTGACGCTTCGGTCAGGCCGAACTGTGCTGCGGTGCTGCCCCGGTCGGATTCCCAGCGCAGTTCGTAGGCAAGGTGATGCTCATGCCCCTCAGGAACGTAGGCGACCGGCTTCCGGTAAGGATACGGAGCGCCGACGGCCGGGACCGGCTTACCGTCCACCTCGTACGGCATGACGCCGAACGAGCGGACCCAGCCGACCACCGGGTGATCAGGCAGGTACAGGAAGGTTCCGGTGACGACGCGCCTGGCGTGGTCGATCTTCACGTCCTTCGCGCGCAGCGCTTCCGCCGACATCGCAATGTCGCGCAGGCGCCGGTCGATCTCTTCCTGCGGCATGTCCCGGGACGGGGTGACGGTGTCGCGGGTGCCCATCATGAACGAGCCTGCGATCTTGTATTCGGCGTGCCGGAAGTTGGCGGTCGCCTCGAATGCGAAACGGTTCTCCGCCCCGTACGGCATCCACGGGTAGACGCTGACGTCAGGGTCGGTCCAGTAGGCGACGCCGCCACCCGTGCACGGCACGTACCTGTGCGGCAGCATCTCTGTCAGCTTCACCGACGGGGAACACGTGCGGGTCATCTCCCGCAGGTGGTGACCGAGGACGAAGGTGCAGGTGTCGTGGGCGTCGGCGATCTCCTGCATCGACACCGGCCTCTTGTCCAAGCTGTAGTGGCTCATGACGCCGCCTGTCGCAGGGCTGCCGCACGCTGGTCGATCAAGTACAGCAGGGTCTCGAACATGTCGAGGGTCATGGTCACGGCCGTCACCTCAAGTTTCGGGAGGCCGTCCGGGCGCGGACCGTACAGGTAGTCGATCAGGGAGGCGAACATGGCGCCGGTCAGGGTCAGCCCGGTCACGGTGCCGTCGATGCCGCGCTTCAGCTCGATCGGCTCGAACATGATGCGGGACGCGATTCTGCCGTTTACCGCGTACTGGCCGAACTCGTCGATCAGCTTGGCGGCACGTTCCTCGGTGGTGGTGTTCATGGTCAGCTCCTCGTGAAGTAGTCGGCGACGGCGGTACGAACGGAGCGCATCGCCTGGTGCTTGTAGCGTCACCGTCAAGGCGCAGGAAACGCCCCCGGACCACGAGATCCGAGGGCGCAGGCCGGTCAGCCGCACTGCATGAAGTGGACCTGCTCCAGGCCCTCCTCCAGCGGCCACAGGAAGCGGGCGCTGGCCGGGTCGTCCAGGGTGGCCGTCGGCTCGTCCCAGTCCTGGGACGGGTTGACGTACAGCCAGCCGTTCCGGGGGAGGGAGATGGTCCAGGCGTTGTCGGCGTGCTTCTCCATCACGATGTCGTCGTGCTGGCCGTCGCCGCCGTAGAACTTGCAGTCGCCGTGGCAGAGCTGGGCGGGGAAGTCGAACCGGGTCACCTTGTCGATGTGTCGGATGGCCGGATGGCTGAGGACAGAGTCGGCGAAGTTCACGTAGAACGCGGACGCGTACGGCTTCGCCGCCTCCTTGGCCTCGTCCATGGTGATGTGGAAGCTTTCGGCCTTCGAGGTGTCGAACATCTGCTTGGGCAGGTTGACCTTCAGTCGATAGCCGAACTGGAGGACGCGGTCGATCTCGAAGGCGGCGAAGGCGCCGCCGACGCTACCGGTGGCGTTGTGCCGATCGTGGTTGTAGTGGGTCCAGTGGATGTCAACGTTCAGGGCGTTCGTGTCGGCCATGCCTACTCCTGGGTTCGGGTCGCTCTCAACCCCTTCAGTGTACATCCATTTAGCGTCTTTGGGGGGTTATTCGACGGGCGGATTTTCAATGATGCGGCGGGCGTAGCGGGCCGCCTCCGGGATCCCCTCGTCCGGGTGGCGGAGAGAGTCGTAGATCTCGACCTGTTCGCGGTTGGGCCGATCGCGGGCGGCCAGAAGGGCGGCGACGGCCTCCTCCACTGAGGCGTGGTGGGTGGCCGGGCCGACAGCGAACAGGGGGGAGGCGTGGAAGGGGAGGCGGTCGTGGATGCCGGGTTCGCACAGGGCGTCTTGGTGACTGGTGTCCTCGTGCGGGGCGGGTGCCTTGTCGGGCCAGTAGCAGCCGAGGAGGGCGCCGTCTGCGTAGACGCTGCGTCCTTTGACGCGGAAAGGCTGGGTTGTGATGTCTGGCATGGGCTTGCTCCGTGGTGCGTGTGGTGTCGCTCTTCAAGCCATGTCAGGCTACATGCATTTAGTGTTTCGGTGTAGATGCCTGTGGGGCTCAACCGTGTCACGGTGACCGGTCAAGCCCCACGTCAGAGGTGTTCACGCTGAGTCGCTGCGCAGTGTCTCCAGGTAAGGGTTGTGCGGGCCGGGCTTGACGATGCCGGTCTCGCGGGCGTAGCGGACCCGGGCCAGTTCCCACGCCATCGACAGGGCGCCGGTGATGGATCGCGGGGAGTTGTGGGCCACATCGTCGATCAGCGCCGACAGGCGCTCCAGATCAGTCCGACTGGCGCGGGCGAGCTTGTTCAGTTCGGCTGTGCGGGGGTCGGAGGGGGTGCGGCCCCGGCGGGGGCCGAGGGTGAGTTCGCGGGCGCGGCTCACCGGCCCGTCTCCCGCCGTACCGTCTTGATCACCATGATGACGACGAGGGCGGCCCAGTGGGCGGCGCACGTGGTCAGGGCCATCCAGGCGCCCAGTTCCGGGGTGATGACGCCGACGGCCATCAGGAGGGTGAAGACGGCCAGGAAGCCGAGCACGGACGCGGTGAACTTCATCGGCCGCTCGCCACCTTTACGGTGGCGTAGGCCAGGACGGCGCTGATCTGGATGACGATGACGGTGACGATCATTTCTTACTCCTGTGGTGTTGGTCGCTCTCCAACACTCCAAAGATACAGTCATTTAGCGTCTCGGGTCAAGGGGTTTTGACGAGGTCGAAGAACTCGCTGCGCATCGCCACACTGTCCCGGAACGAGCCGCGCAGGTGCGACGTCACCATGGCCGCGCCGACCGCGCGGGCTCCCCGCAGCGTCATGCAGGAGTGCGCTGACCGGATCACGCACGCCGCCCCCTCGGTGTCGAGGTTGCGGACGATCGCGTCCACGATCTGATCGCCGAGGCGTTCCTGCATCTGCGGCCGGGCCGCGTACTCCTGCACGATCCGGGCCAGCTTCGACAGGCCGACCACGCGGGCGCCCGGCGCTGGAACGTAGCCGACGGCGGCCGTGCCGGTGAAGGCGAGGAGGTGGTGTTCGCAGATTGAGGTGAACGCGATACCCGGCACGATGATCATGCCGGGGTTGTTCGACGGCGGCGGGAATGTCCGGGCGAAGTGCCGGTCCGGGTCGGCCCGAGTTCCGGCCGTCAGCTCGACCAGGGCGCGCACGAACCGGCCCGGCGTCTCCTCGGTGCCGTCGTCGTCGCACGGCATCCCCAGCGCCCGCAGCATCGCGCGGGCATGCATGACGGCGACGTTGAAGTCCCCGGCCGCTTCCGGGTCCGTCTCGATGTAGCCGACCGGGTCCGGCAACCCGTACGTGTAGATCTCTTCTACGGCCATCAGCGCCCCCGCTCGTCTCCCCAGAGCAGCACATGCATGCGATGGGTGTAGTTGAACCGGTAGAACAGCGCCTGCTCTACGGTGTTCCTGGTGGTGACGGCCAGCACTTCGGCGCTCCGCCCCTCCGGCATGATCCAGACGCGTTCGGCCGGGATGTCCAGGTCAGTGACGTAGGCGGCGACCGCATCGACGTCAGAGGCGATACGGCATACCCACTTGAAGACGGCTTTGCCCGTGTCGCGGAACGCGGTCAGCACCTCGGGCCGGATCCGCTTCTCCTCGCTCATCCCGGCGTGCGCCAACTTGGGGCTCACGTTGAACTGGCTTACGCAGGCAACCGTGTAGGCGTCGGGGGTGATGGTGCCGTTCGTCTCCACCTCCACCCGTTTGCCGAGCCGCTTCAGCCCGTCCAGCAGGCTGCGCCATCCCTCCTGCTGCTGGTGCAGTAGCGGTTCACCGCCGGTGATGACGACCATGTCGGCGCCGTGCTGCTCCACTTCGGCCAGGATCCCGGCGACCGGCGCCCGCGTCAGCTCCTCGCGCAGGTTGTAGCGGTCGGCGTTCCAGGTGTATTGGGTATCGCACCAGCCGCAGGACAGGTTGCAGCCGCCAGTGCGGACGAACGACGCCGTACGGCCCGCCGACGCTCCTTCGCCTTGCCAGGTTGGGCCGAAGCATTCGGCGATCACCAGGGATTCGTCTGTGCTGAACAGCTCAACCGGGGGGGTGTCGGTCATGCGCTCTCCCGTAGGGGTTGGGTGGCTCGGGACCACACCTCGCGCACGGTGACGCGGGGGGCGGGCGCCTCCCACTCTGCCGCGTTGACGTGGGTCTCCGTCACCACAACGCGCGCAATGTGGGTGCCGTCCGGCGGTTCCGGCGGCAGCCACATGACGGCCCGGTCGGCGATCATCTCCGCGACCGCCTCCACCGTCGGCCAGTCGGCGCCGGGCCAGTCGTAGCCGAACCGGAACACCTTGCAGCCGTGCTCCAGCAGGATCTTGGCCAGCGGATCCTGATTGCCGAGCATGGCGCCGTGGTCAAGGTTGGTGTCGATCCAGGCGCGCATGTGCGCCTTGAAGCCGCCGAACTCCACGATCGTGCCGTAGCCGTCCAGTTCGGGGGCGGACACCGTTACCGTGGCCCACCAGGAGTGGCCGTGCAGGTTGGTGCACTTGTCGCCGAGTAGCGGCAGCCGGTGGGCCGCTTCGAAATTATGACGAACGGAAATGGAGCGCATCCCCGGATCGTGGCGGGGATGCGCTCCTTGTGTCGCGGCCTGGGTCAGTCCAGGTTGCGGGACAGCCAGCGGTCGTATTCCGTTTCGCGGGCTGCCTGCTCCGTCTTCTCTTCGCAGGCCGGGGTGCAGACGAAGTGGCCGCAGTCAGAGCACATACTGTTCATGAATTTCTCCCTGGGGGGGTCGCAGGTTAGCGGTTGGGGGGTTAGGCGGCGCACTTGTCGGCGTCGCGGCAGAAGTGCTGGGCGGGGCCGCAGATGCGGGCGGCTTCGCGGATCGTCTTCGGGCTCCAGTAGCAGTCCCGCTCCACGTAGATCGGGACGGGCAGGCCGTACCTGGCCCGGCCCACCGTCTGCTCCAGGTCGCGCAGGTCGAAGTAGCACAGCTCGGCACCCTGCGGGTTACCGGCCAGTCGGACGTAGCCGAATACTTCGCCGGTGGTGTCGAAGTCGTCGGCGAACTCGGTCACCCACCAGTCGCCTGCGGCGCCGAAGTAGTGGACGTGGACGGTGGCGTCCAGCCCCTTGCCTTCCTGGGCGTAGAGCTTCGGGTATTTGGCGAGTTCGCGGGCGGTGGGGTAGAAGCGGTGGCCGCGAAGGCGCCGGTTCTTCTCGATGAACATCTGTTCTCCTGTGCGTCGCTCAAGGTGGGGGCCCCGGATCCCGGGGCCCATCGGCCGGTCAGAACATGCATCCCAGGCGGGCGACGACGATCTCCCAGGCCCACTCGCGGAAGGCGGGGACGAAGATCAGGGCGGCGATGTGGGCGACGAACAGCGTGACGCCGATAACGAAGGGGAGGTCGCTGCGCTTCATGATCTTCTCCTGGGGGTGTCGGTCGCTCTTTCCGATACCCCAAAGATACAGTCATTTAGCGCCTCAGGTCAAGGGCCGTAGCCCATCGCGTTCATCACCGCGTACACCTCGCCCAGCCGGGCCGGACTCGTCGTCACGACGTTCCAGTGCAGCCGGTTCCAGAACTCGCGTGCCGGTTCGGTGAAGTCGATGCCGTCCGGATACGTCGCCTCCACCTGCCGCCGGTAGCCCCGGGCGGCGAACGCCACATACCGGTACAGGCAGGCCCAGCAGCGTCCGCAGTGGCCCGGCATGTCGGCGAAGCAGGAGCGGGCGGCCAAGGCGTCCTCCAGCCAGCCCCGGGCGGCCCACCATGACACGCAGTCGGCCTTGGACATGCCGATCAGTGGGGAGGACAGGCGGAAGTCGAAGCCGTTCGCGGTGGCCATGTGCTGCATGGTGGACGCCCACCGGAACGACTTGTCGCCGCCGACGATCGGTGTCTCCAGGTAGTTGCCGCCCAGGTGGCCGAACCAGACTTCGCCCCACCAGCCGTGAGCGTGCGCCCATTCCAGCAGCCGCCACACGATGATCGAATTGCGGCCGATCTGGAAGTCTCCGACGGCGGTCCAGTCGTCGCCCACCTCCAGCATGTGCAGGCGGCCCTCAGTCAGCCGTAGCGCGGCTTCCCGGTCGCGGCGGGCGTACGGCACGCCGGTGGCCGCCATGACCGCCTCTACGGGCAATCCAGCGGCGCGGGCCATCCGGTAGCAGGTGGAGGAGTCCAGGCCGCCGGACACCGGGATGATGATCCGGAAACGCGGGTCGTCACGGTCGGCGTGCGGCAGCATCTGCCGCCGGAACGCGGTGTCGTCGCGACCCAGCCGCCACACCGCGCCCGGGTCGCCGCCGTCCAGCGCCGTCATCTCTTCGACTGCGTCGCCGGGCAGGTTCACGCTGCCGCCTCCTGTCGTGTGCGCTGCACGACCAGGTCCACGATCAGGTCGAAGTCGCCCTCCGATCCAACCGCGAGGTAGATCTTGGGGCCGTTGAAGTGGATTCCGGGCGGTGTCGGTACGTAACGGTGGACGGCCAGGTGGTCGGCGTAGTTCATCCACGACAACAGTGCGGAGGAGGAGGTCCAGTCGCGTTCGGCCCGGCCCAGCTCCTTGCCGCGCATGCCGACGCGGGCGAAGCCAGGGTTGGCCAGAGCGACGGGATCGCCGCCATAGGCGCGCACCAGACTGGCGGAGGGGCGTCTAACTCCCCTTTTGATGTCGTCGGGGTGGCGCACGCACACCCATCGACCTCGCCCGCTATCGAAAAGGGTGATGGAGCCGTTGCGACTGCCCTGGGACCAGAAGGATGAGTCCACGCTGTAGAAGGGCAGCAGATCGGGGTAGGGCGGCCGGGTCATGCCGAGTCCGTGCAGGACGGCGCCGTGCGCTCGTGCGATCTTGTGGGCGCGGATGAGCCACTGCATCATCGCCTTGCCCCGGGCGTTGACGGCGACGCCGCCGCCGAGGGCGACGAACGGATGCGTCGCGCACCACCGTTCCAGTTCCGACCATGGCGAGCCGACGTGGAAGATCGGGATGATGTAGGTGGCGTCGCCCACCATCTGCTCCAGTTCCAGGGTGTTGCGGCCGGACGCGGCCGGATCCCCGATGACGTCCAGTGTCATGGCGCAGTTGACGTACGGGCCGTATACCTGCAACCAGGTTGCATACCCCTTCAGCGAGATCGTCTTGCCTGTGGTGTAGGCGGTGAACGCCCCCGAGTCGGCCATGAAATCCACCTCCACGCCCCGTTCCCGGGCCCGGCGGACCAGCTTGCCCAGGTCCGTCTTGGCGAAGTAGGCGAACGAGCCGAGGATGGTGACGCGGCGTTCAGGCTGCACTGTCGTGCGCCCACTCGATCAGCCGAATGAACCGGGCGGAGTCGTCCAGTTCCCCGTACGGCTCGGTCAAGTCCATGAAGAAGTTGCGGATGTGCGGCGGCACCTTGAACCGCAGCAGCGGCCACAGGTCGGAGTCGTCGGGGTCGCCGTATTCCTTCTCCAGGTCGTCCAGGGTGGGCGGCTCACCCAGGGATGCGATCATGTCGTCCAGGTCGGTTTGGGAGTATCCGGCGAGTTCGAGCAGGTCGGGGTTGTCGTCGGCGATCTCGTCCAGGACTTCGACCAGGAGACGGTCGTCCCAGCCGCCCAGTTCCGACAGCCGGTTGTCGGCCACCAGGTACGCCTCGGCTTCGGCGTCGGAGCGGGATGCCCAGCCGCGCACG